AACCAGATGTTCCACTCGTTCCAGATGTTCCACTACTTCCAGAAGAACCACTTGAACCACCACTACCAGCAGTACCTCTTGTTCCAGAAGTTCCGCTTGTACCAGATGTTCCAGAAGTTCCGCTTGTACCAGATGTTCCAGACGAACCACTACTTCCAGATGTACCACCAGTTCCAGCAGTTCCACCTGTACCACTACTTCCTATTAATCCATTTATTCCACTCGTTCCAGATGTTCCAGATGTTCCACTACTTCCAGAAGAACCAGATGTTCCAGAAGAACCACTACTTCCACTTGTCCCAGAAGAACCTGAAGTTCCACTCGTTCCACTTGTACCAGATGAACCACTACTTCCAGATGAACCAGACGTTCCACCCGTACCAGCCGTTGAATTTGTACCTGATGAACCGCTAGTTCCAGAGGTTCCAGAAGAACCACTACTTCCAGAGGTTCCGCTACTACCGCTACTCCCAGACGAACCTGATGTACCACCATCTCCAACAACTCCATCTATACCACTCGTTCCAGAAGTACCACGAGTACCACTTGTTCCAGAAGTTCCCGAGCTTCCACTTGAACCACTACTACCACTTGAACCAGATATTCCAGATGTTCCAGATGTTCCAGAAGAACCAGAAGAACCAGACGAACCAGATATCCCACTAGTCCCAGAAGTTCCTGAAGTTCCCGAAGTTCCTCTTGTTCCAGAAGTACCACTCGTTCCCGATGAACCAGATGAACCAGATGTTCCACTACTTCCACTTGAACCACTACTTCCGCTTGTTGCGGATGTACCACCACTTCCGCTTGTTGCTGATGTTCCAGACGAACCACTTATTCCAGAAGAACCCGATGTTCCAGATGAACCAGAGGTTCCAGAAGAACCAGAGGTACCACGTGTACCACTTGTACCAGATGTTCCACCACTTCCAGATGTTCCGCTTGAACCGAATCCACTTGAACCAGATGAACCTGAAGTTCCACTTGTTCCAGAAGTTCCAGATGTACCGCTACTTCCACTACTTCCACTACTTCCGCTTGTACCAGATGTCCCAGAAGTTCCAGATGAACCACTAGTTCCTCTCGTACCACTACTTCCGCTTGTACCAGATGAACCACCACTACCAGATGTTCCACCACTACCAGATGTTCCACTTGTCCCAGATGTTCCACTACTTCCACTTGAACCACTACTTCCACTTGAACCACTAGCTCCAGAAGAACCACTACTACCACTTGTCCCAGAAGTACCACTTGTCCCAGACGTACCTGAAGTACCTGAAGTACCACTCGTACCTGATGTACCAGCCGTACCAGCCGCAGGTTCCCATATCAATCCAGTCCAACGATATATGTTAGTATCTGAAGTGTTATAATATATTTCACCAACTTTACCAGATACTGGGTTTGATGTATATGATGGTATTTGTATTGTATCTTTAACTCTTAACGAACCAGTAAATTCATGCGTATCCGAAGATTGGTCACCAAATTTATTGGAACCAGATGAAAATATTATTGATGAAGATATGTATGTTGTTTTTAATTCAGTTGCGGTAATTGTACCTGCTACATTTAAACTTTTTAAAGTTGTTGTACCATCTACATTTAAATTACCAGCTATTTGAGCAGAACCACTAACTCCTAAATATTTTTCAGTTACGATTCCTACATTTACTTCTAATCCTTTATTAGGAGAAATGGTTGCGGTTGCTGAACCTGATTTTAATCGATTAATATCACCAATCGATGCCGCTGATATATTTGTTATGTTTGAACCATCTCCAGCTAAGAAAGATGCCGATACCGTTCCAGTAGTTAATAAAGAACCGGTTATATCAGTATTAACATTTATAGAAAGTTTATTATTTGATATTCTAGCTGTCCCATCTCCACTTTGAATTTTAGATTGTGCATCTGCGGTTAATCCTTCAAATGGAATTTTGGTTAAATTTGAACCATCACCACTAAATGAACCAGAGAATGAGCCGGAAAATTGAGAACCAACAAATTTACTACCACTAAAAGCAGAACCAGTATATGATGATGCCAAAACACCATTAGTAACTGATAATTTAGTGTTGATATCTAACGATGCCGTTGATACCGTTAATTGCTGTACTCCGTTTACATCAACCGATAGTAAACTTTGACTGACCTGATTAATACCATTTGGATTCTTACCTGCGTACTTCATTAATCTTTATATTTATGTAATTTCTAATACTGATACTACAACATCAGCTGATGTGTTCACCGATGATGTTACAGTAATAGAGTCATTTGCTTCTAATACTACTTTTTGGTCACCACCTACTAAAATAGTTGATGAACCTTGTGGAATTAATACTCCTTTAATTAAATATTTTGTTACCCCAGCTGAGTTATCAGTTATCTGAACATCAACGTTGATGTTTTGAGCAACAATATTTGCTACACTAACCCCAATTACCGTTGCAACAGCATTGGATGGAGTCGTATAAACACTTAAACCACCCGTTCCGGCTGGTCCTTTAACACTATTTTTAAATGTATTTGCCATATTTTATTTTTTTATCCCAATGCAATCGCAAATGCTATCGCTGAATCCAATACATTTACACCATCCACATTAAATGAACCGCCTTGTAAATCTATCGAACCAGAAACCGCAATAGAGCCACTTGATACCAATACATATTGAGTAGTATTACCTTTATCATACCCTAATCGTAAACTATCTTTTACACTTAGGTTAGTAAATTCAGCAGTTGTTACTTCAATATCTCCCTTAAAGGAACCAGTAAAACTTCCAGTAAATGAACCACTTAGGGTTGCATATGCGGAAGGTGCTTGGTTAATTGAGCCCGAAAAACTTGGTGCATCTATTCTCATTTGCTATTTATTCCATTCTTTATAGGTATAAATATAAACAAATTTCTTTTACTACATTGGTTTAGCCGGCCAGCTTAAATTATATGGATTTTGTTGAGATGTTACATCTCTTAAAGATTGTCTATATGTTTGCCACTCAACTAAAGTAGTACCACTTATAGGTGAGTCTTGAAATTGGGTCCAATCTGATTGTGCTAATAAAGCATCTCTCATAATTCTAATTTCTACCCATTTTTCTTCAAGTTTTACTGAAATTTCTGATTCAGTTGCATCGGTTATATTCCAAACTTGAATATATGATGAATCGGATAGGATTGGAGTACCTTCCTCTATGTTTTTTGTATAATCATCAGTATATTCAGTAGCTTCTACATAATATACATCAAATGATTCTAATACCTCATTAGTTAACACCGCAGGGAAACTTGTATTTGGATTTTCCAATTTAAGTTCACTAATTGTGTAAGGATATCTTATATTTCCGTTTTCTAATTTTAAATACATATCTTTATTATTTCCAATTTACAGGTATTGATGCGTAATTTGTAATTCCAGTACAATTGTTAAATGCGTTTGTACCTAATGGTTCAGGTGACCTAGACCAAAGTGCTTCAACAGTTCCCCAACTAGCTGAACCATTGGTTATGGAACTCATATTAAATATATTCGTAAATACCGTAACATTTGGATTATATGAAAATGTTGGTATATTTGTTAACGCTCTATTATTTCTAAATGTAGATGAAAAGTTAATTACTTGTGTATTATATCTGAATAATTCATTTGGTACACTCACTAATGATGTACATGCGTTAAAAGTTGAGTTAAATGATGTTACTAAAGTACATTCATCAAATAAATTGTTTGGAACTGATGTTATTCTTGTAAATGAAAATGTATCTATAAAATCCAATACTATTGGAGAATAACTAAATAAATCAGATGGGATTGATGTTATACCAGTACCCCTAAATGTATTGTTAAATTGAGTTATTCTACTTAAACCAATTGCACCACCAGGTATTGATGTTATATTTGTACATCCATAAAAGTTAATACTTCTTAATCCAACATTTCCCCAATCAAGTATCGCAGTATATAATACTCTATATGTACTATTATCAACCCTAAATCCAGGTAGTGAACCAATTACAGATACCGTATATGTACCAGCGGTTGCATATGTATGAAATCTATTAATATCAGTTACACTTTCTATAATAGGTGATGAATTACCATCACCCCATCCTACTTGAACTTTTGGTTGAGTACCACCAACAGTTACTAAAGGTAATTCAAATAATTGCCCAGCACCAACTGTTAGTTGGAATTGAAATGGTAGTACCTCACTACCACCGGCTGCTGTTACTAATCTTCTTGCTATACTCATAACTTTCTTAACTTAAATTTGCTGCGGATAAGAATCCATAATATGTTGTTCCACCATCATAAGTATAGAATACTAAAATATCAGTTCCATTTGCAGTTAACGCAGGTGCTATACCACCAGCCCAATCTACTGATGCCGGCCATGTTGTTGTAAAGTTACCACCATTCACATAAACCAACGTAAATCCAAATCCCTGAGGAGATGATGGTGGGTTTGAGAATGTGTAAGTAACATTTGCATTAGCCGTATATCTAAAATTATTTGCAGTTGTTAAATTAATTGTTACACTTCCACCCGTACCTAAATTAGAAAATAATTCTCTAAAGTTAGGTGTATAAACTGATGTATTTGCAGTTACATTATTTCCAGTTATATTACCTGATATAGTTGCGTTACCCGTTACATCTAATAAAGTACCATCATAAGTAAGTCCACTTTCAGCTGTAATATTGGGTGATGACCCATTTAGTGTAAGAACTCCGTTATTAGTAGTTCCAGTAATTGTAGCCGATATCCCAGATGAACCAGATGTACCAGATGAACCACCATCACCAGTAATACCAGATGTACCACTTAAACCACTTGAACCACTTGAACCAGCCATTCCAGATGTTCCAGATGAACCACTACTTCCAAATAAAGTTCCATCTAAACCAGATGTACCTGCGGTTCCAGATGAACCATTTGTACCCAATCCAGATGAACCCGATGTACCAGATGTACCGGATGAACCAAATAAAGTTCCATCCTGCCCAGATGTTCCAGAAGTACCATTAGTACCTAATCCAGATGTACCATTAGTACCTAATCCAGATGTACCAGAAGTACCACTACTTCCGAATAAAGTTCCATCTTGTCCACTTGTTCCAGATGAACCATTTGTTCCAATGCCAGATGTTCCATTACTTCCACTTACTCCGCTTGTTCCAGAAGAACCACTACTTCCAAATAAAGTTCCATCTTGTCCACTTGTCCCAGATGTTCCAGCAGTACCCGTTATACCAGATGTACCATCAGTACCAATACCAGATGTTCCCGATGTTCCAGAAGAACCAAATAAAGTTCCATCCTGTCCAGATGTTCCCGAAGTACCAGCGGTGCCCGTTATACCAGAAGTACCAGATGAGCCACTTTCACCACTTGTACCAGAAGTACCTGATGAACCAAATAATGTTCCATCTTGTCCAGAAGTACCTGATGTTCCATTCGTACCAACTCCAGATGTTCCAGAAGAACCACTTTCACCTGATGTTCCGCTTGTACCAGACGAACCAAATAAAGTTCCATCTTGTCCAGAAGTACCCGATGTTCCATTAGTTCCAACACCAGATGTTCCAGACGAACCACTTTCACCTGATGTACCAGATGTTCCAGATGAACCGAATAAAGTTCCATCTTGCCCAGAAGTACCTGATGTTCCATTTGTACCTAACCCAGAAGTACCAGATGAACCACTTTCACCTGATGTTCCAGATGTACCAGATGAACCGAATAACGTACCATCCTGTCCACTTGTTCCAGAAGTACCATTTGTACCTAACCCAGATGTTCCTGATGAACCACTTTCACCACTTGTACCAGATGTTCCAGACGAACCGAATAAAGTTCCATCTTGTCCAGAAGTACCTGATGTTCCATTTGTCCCAATACCACTTGTACCAGATGAACCACTTTCACCACTTGTCCCAGATGTTCCACTACTTCCAAATAAAGTTCCATCTTGTCCACTAGTCCCAGAGGTTCCGTTTGTACCTAAACCAGAAGTACCTGATGAACCACTTTGACCACTTGTTCCAGATGTTCCACTACTTCCAAATAAAGTTCCATCTTGTCCGCTTGTTCCAGAGGTTCCGTTTGTACCTAAACCAGAAGTACCTGATGAACCACTTTGACCTGATGTACCAGATGTACCACTACTTCCAAATAAAGTTCCATCTTGTCCGCTTGTTCCAGACGTACCAGCAGTTCCACTACTTCCGCTTGTTCCAGATGAACCAGATGTACCAGATGTACCAGCAGTTCCATTACTTCCAAAGAATGTTCCATCTTGTCCGCTTGTTCCAGAAGTTCCAGATGTACCACTTGAACCGGATGTACCATTAGTACCAACACCAGATGTTCCAGAGGTTCCAGATGAACCAAAGAATGTTCCATCTTGTCCGCTTGTTCCAGAAGTTCCAGATGTACCGCTTGAACCACTCAAACCACTTGTTCCACTACTTCCACTTGTACCAGAAGTACCCGATGAACCAGAAGAACCGAAGAATGTTCCATCAACTCCACTTGTTCCAGAAGTTCCACTACTTCCCGATGTTCCAGTTGAACCAGAAGAACCCGAAGTACCACTACTTCCAAATAAAGTTCCATCTAAACCAGATGTACCTGCGGTTCCAGATGTTCCAGATGTACCACTTGAACCAGATGTACCACTACTTCCACTACTTCCACTTGTCCCAGAAGTTCCACTAATTCCCGATGAACCAGACGTACCATTAGTACCAGATGAACCAGATGAACCACTTGTACCAGACGAACCTGAAGTTCCATTTAAACCTGAAGTTCCAGATGTACCATTTGAACCAGATAAACCACTTGTTCCAGATGTACCATATGAACCAGATGTACCATCCGTTCCAGTTGAACCAGAAGTTCCACTACTTCCACTCGTTCCATCAACTCCACTTGTTCCAGATGAACCAGATGAACCAGATGTACCATCCGTTCCCGTTGAACCACTTGAACCAGAAGTTCCACTACTTCCACTCGTTCCATTCGAACCACTTGTCCCACTTGTCCCAGAAGAACCAGAAGTACCAGAAGTTCCACTACTACCAGTTGAACCAGAAGAACCAGAAGTACCACTACTTCCTGATGTACCATTCGAACCACTCGTACCACTTGTTCCAGAAGAACCACTTGTCCCATCCGTTCCCGTTGAACCACTTGTTCCAGATGTTCCACTACTTCCGCTTGTTCCATTTGAACCACTCGTACCACTTGTCCCAGAAGAACCACTACTTCCCGATGTACCATCAGTACCGGTTGAACCAGATGAACCAGAAGTACCACTACTTCCACTCGTTCCGTTTGTACCAGAGGTTCCAGATGTTGCACTTGTTCCAGATGTACCTGATGTTCCACTCGTTCCCGATGTTCCAGAAGAACCAGATGTTCCAGATGAACCATTCTCACCACTAGTTCCAGAAGTTCCAGAAGTTCCCGATGTACCACTTGTCCCAGATGTACCAGAAGTGCCAGAAGTTCCCGATGTACCAGATGTACCCGATGTTCCATCTAATCCGCTTGTTCCACTTGAACCAGAAGTACCATCAACTCCACTTGTCCCGCTTGAACCAGAAGTTCCAGATGAACCACTTTCACCGCTCGTACCACTCGTACCAGAAGAACCACTACTTCCACTCGTTCCACTCGTTCCAGACGAACCAGATGAACCAGATGAACCAGAAGAACCCGATGTCCCACTACTTCCACTACTTCCTGATGAACCCGATGTTCCACTACTTCCACTACTTCCACTTGAACCACTACTACCACTTGAACCAGAAGTTCCACTACTACCACTCGTTCCAGAGGTACCAGAAGTACCACTACTTCCACTTGTTCCAGAAGAACCAGAGGTTCCACTTGTCCCAGAAGAACCTGAAGTTCCACTCGTACCAGATGTTCCACTACTACCAGAAGTACCAGATGTACCAGAAGTTCCGTTTTTATCAACAATTTCAATAATTCCAATCATTGATGAATGAACTGCACATTGATAAACAATATTGTTTGGTGCATCTTCAGGTACTCTATATGCTATTAAATCAGTTGTTCCAGCTAATCCATTTAATGGGTCATTATTTATTGTACCATCTACAACTGAAGTATTACCGCTTGATAATCTTAATGCAAATGGGTGTGATGCTGAAACTCCACTTACATCAAAGTAAAATAATTCACCTCTTACTAATGTTAAGGTTGGGAATGTAGCATCATCATATCCATCAAATGCATAATTGAATCCATCATTAATTACTTCGAAAAGTCTACCACCTTCTCTACCAGATGTTCCAGAAGAACCAGAAGTGCCCGATGTTCCCGAAGAACCAGATGTACCAGTAGTACCACTTGAACCAGACGTTCCACTCGTACCACTACTTCCACTTGAACCACTTGTTCCAGATGAACCTGATGAACCAGAGGTTCCAGACGAACCTGATGTTCCTGAAGAACCACTACTTCCACTACTTCCACTCGTTCCGCTTGTTCCAGATGAACCAGACGAACCTGATGAACCAGAGGTTCCACTACTTCCACTACTTCCGCTTGAACCACTACTTCCGCTTGAACCAGATGTTCCAGATGAACCACTACTACCACTTGAACCACTTGAACCAGATGTTCCAGAAGAACCACTTGAACCAGATGTTCCAGAAGAACCACTACTTCCAGAAGAACCAGATGTTCCACTACTTCCAGATGTTGCTGAAGTACCAGACGTTCCAGATGTTCCACTTGTCCCACTTGTTCCAGATGAACCACTACTTCCACTACTTCCAGAAGTACCAGACGTTCCAGATGTTCCAGATGTTGCTGAAGTACCAGACGTTCCAGATGTTCCACTTGTTCCACTTGTCCCAGATGAACCAGACGTACCATTTGTTCCAGATGTACCTGATGTTCCAGATGTACCTGATGTTCCACTCGTACCAGAAGTTCCACTACTTCCACTCGTTCCACTCGTTCCGCTTGTTCCAGATGTACCACCAGTTCCAGATGTACCACCAGTTCCAGATGTACCATCTACTCCACTCGTACCAACAGCTGCATCGATTGATTGTTGTTCTAATCTTCCAGTTGTTGGGTTATAGGTAACCACTAAATTTGTTGAACCTAATGGTAAATTTTGTATGAATGTACTACCAGTTACAATTAAACTACCCGATACATTTAAACTTCCCGTTAGTGCAGCATAACCTTCAAATGGGAAACCAGTACCACTTCCACCACCAACTGCGTTTAATGCGTATTCGGCTATTGATGCAAATGATGATGAGAACACATACATTGATGCGGTTTGAGATGATAGTAAATCACCATCACCAGTACCACCGCCACCTAAGATAGTTACTAATATACCATCAGAACCAGAATCAATTACACTTACACCAGAACCAGTAAAGTTAATTTTTCCAGTTTCAGTTTGTACTAACGAACTTGTATAGTAAATGAATAAATCAGTTCCACCACTACCAGCTTCACCAGCATTTAATGCGTAAGATGCAGTAAGAGCGAAAGATGAACTCAACACCGTCATAGATGATGTTTGTTCGTTTCTTACAAAGTTTTGTAAATCGTTTAATAATGCAAGAGATGCCGAATCAATACCAGCTACATTTAATGCAGTATCAGCAGTTTCTGCTGAAATTGCTCTAGACGCTGATGGTACAATTCCAATTACGTTGTTACCACTAATTGCTCCACTTATTTTTGAACCACCACTACCAACTACTACAACTCCAGAAGTTAAACCACTAAATACTACTCTAACTCTATCACTGTCCAATGGTATGATAGCTTGAGGTATAATCATTCCATTTGTACCAGCTTCATAAACTTGTACGATTGGATAATCAACATCAAAGTTGTGTACAACCGTTACTTCAGTTACATTTGTAAATGGTTCTGCGGTTGTTGGTGTACTCTCAGGTACAGGTACATATTTAGAACGGGCCGCATCATAGATAAGAATATCTCTATCTTCAGCATCACCCTCTCCATAGTATCCACCATAGAATGAACCGGTAATTTGTCCACCATAAATTACAGGTGCGTATATATTTTTTTCAACACTTAAGTTTCCACTAACTGATGCGGATGCGTTAACAACTAATCCAAAGTTTGGTGAAAGTACCGTTGTAAATGAACCACTTTGTAAAAGTGAAGTTTCAAATGATAAGTTAGCTATATTGATGTTAGTCAATCCACTACCATCTCCAACAAATGATGAACCAGAAGATAAAATAACACTTCCACCAGTTACAAATAATCCACCACTTACACTAAGTGAACCAGATATAGATGTTTTTGTACCAACCTCAAATCCTTTATCAGGTGAAATTACCGCCTGAGTTGAACCAGATATAATTCTATCTAATTGAAGGTCTTGTAATGCGTTTGCAGGAATGTTAAATAATCCACTACCATCTCCATCAAATCGAGATGCTGTTATTGGAACGTTTACATCTAATTTTAATGGGTCAATAATTGCTATACCAGAGCCAGAGTTAATTTTTACTAATTGTAAATCTTCAAGTGCTTCTAATGGAATATTGAATAACCCACTACCATCACCACTAAATAAAGATGCCGATATTGAACCACTAATATCAACTGAACCCGTAAACTCAGAACCACTTCGTGCGGATTCTACTTTAAATCCAAAATTAGGTGAAACTGAAGCCGTTACTGAACCAGATGAAATTCTTGGAGATGCTGCAGCGGTTACGTTTGTGATAAAAGTACCATCACCAAATATAAATTTGTTTACATATATTGATTCAGATACATAAACTGAACCACTAAATTCGGATTTAATTGCTCTTAATGTAGTACCATCTAAAACTCTAAAGTGGCCATCAGTAGATACCGAAGCAGTAACGGAACCAGTGTAAATTCTAGAAGTATCAATTGCCAAATTAGCAATATCAATATTTGTCAATCCACTACCATCTCCAGTATAAATACCATCAATAGTTATTGAACCAGATACATCAATTGAACCAGTAAATTTAGAACCACTATCCAAAGATTCAACTTTGAATCCTTCAGTTGGTGTTACGGATGCCGTAACTGAACCACTCACTAAACGATATACATCAAATGATAAGTTAGCAAGTGAAATATTAGTTAATCCACCACCATCTCCAAAGAATGAACCAGAGAATGAACCAGATAATTCATTTGCTTTTACAATACTTGAACTTATAGTTTGGGTTACATATAAACTTCCACTTACATCAACTGAACCAGTAAATTCAGAACCACTTTCAGCTGATACTACTACAAATCCAAAATCAGGTGTTACTGATGCGGTTACACTACCACTTTTAATTTCAGTTGAAATAAGTGCTTCAATTGCTTCAGTAGAAAGTGCGGTTAGTGGGATATTAAATAAGTTTTCACCACTACCACTAAATGATGAACCACTAACAACCTCAATATTACCACTTACAAAAAGTGAACCACTAAATGTAGAACCACTTTCGATTGAAGTTACAACAAATCCGTTATCAGGTGTTACTGATGCGGTAACTGAACCACTTGCGATTAAGTTTGATAAAAGTGCATCAGGCGTTAATGCTGCTCTTGGTATATCGAACAATCTAGCACCACTACCACTAAACGATGAACCACTACTTAATTCTACTCCACCACTTACAAATAATGAACCTGTAAATTGTGAACCACTATCAATTGATTCTACTTTAAATCCAAACTCATTCGAAACTGATGCCGTTACACTACCACTAGCCAATATTCCACTTTGGATTGCCAATAGTGAATTAATTGCATCTTGTGCATCAGGTGAAAATGCTGATATTGGGATATTGAATAAATCAGCTCCACTACCACTAAATGTTGAACCACTATTTATAGAAACACCACCACTTACAAAAAGTGAACCACTAAATGTAGAACCACTTTCGATTGAAGTTACAACAAATCCGTTATTAGGGTTAACCGATGCCGTTACACTTCCACTAGCAATTAATGTTGCTGCTTCAGTAAGTGCTGATTGTGGGATATTAAATAATCCACTACCATCACCAGTGATTACACCATCAACAGTCAAAGAACCAGTTATTTTAACCGAACCAGTCATTTGTTGTATATCTGTCAATGAATCACCAAATATATTTGAACCAGAAGAATAAATTACTTCCGAATTTATAAACGTTACATTTATTTCTGTTGCGTTGATTGCCCCAGCTACATTTAAATCACCATCAATAGATGCGGATGTATTAACAACTAATCCTAAATTTGGTGAAATAGATGCAGTAGCAGAACCACTAGCAATTCTATTTGAATCTCCAGTTAAATTAGAAAAAGGAATATCGAATAAATTTCTACCACTACCACTAAATGAACCAGTTACTAATTCTATATTACCAAAGAATTTTGAACCACTTTCAATTGATGTTACAACAAATCCAGTATTTGGTGCTACTGATGCGGTAACTGAACCAGATGTAATAGTTGTACTAATAAGTGCATCAGGTGTTAGTGCTGTTCTTGGTATGTTAAATAATTTTGCACCACTACCAGAGAAAGAACCAGTTACCAATTGAACATCACCAAAGAAAGTTGAACCACTTACAACTGATGTTACAATAAATCCATTTTGAGGGTGAGTTGATGCGGTAACCGAACCACTAAATATTTTAGAAGTATCTAAATCAGAAATTGCTGATTTTGGTATATCAAATAATCTTGCACCACTACCAGAGAAAGAACCAGTTGCTAATTGAATATCACCAAAGAAAGTTGAACCACTTTGATATGATATAACAACAAACCCAGTATTTGGTGCTACCGATGCAGTTACACTTCCACTTACAATGAATGATGAAAGTAACGCATCTTCAGTTAATGCTGAACGGGGGATATTTGTTAACCCCTCACCACTACCACTAAAGTATCCACTACCAGATAGAATTTTTACTTGCCCTAATACTTTAACAGAACCAGTAAATTGTGAACCACTATCCAATGATTCTACTTTGAATCCAAAATTAGGAGATACTGATGCAGTAACAGACCCACTTTGGATACGAGTTGATGCAATTACCTCTTCAGCAAATGCAGATAAAGGAATATTAGTTAATCCAGCTCCACTACCACTAAAGAATGAACCAATATTAGCTTGTATGTTTCCATTTGCTATGATATCATCATTAGATACAATACCATTATTTGCTATTATATTACCATAGAAAGTTGAACCACTTTTGAAAGAATCAACTACAAAACCATTCTCATTTGAAACAGATGCAGTTATTTCACCATCTTGGATAATAGATATTTGAATATTAGTAATTTGAGAACCATCTCCTGCAAAATTACCTCTAAATTCAGATGCAGTTACAAATGTATTAACTCTAACAGAACCAGTAAATTGTGAACCATATGCCTGAGATGTAACTATAAATCCATTAGAATCATCAACTGAGGCAGTTACATTACCATCGGTAATTACAGGTATAGTTATATTTGTTAATCCACTACCATCACCTCTAAATAAAGATGCTGATACCGAACCAGATACATCTATTGAACCAGTAAATTCCGAACCACTTTGAGCCGAATTTACTACAAATCCAATATTAGGAGATACCGATGCCGTTACTGAACCTGATTTTATTTCAGTTGAAATAAGTGCATCTTCAGTTAATGCCGAACGAGGTATGTTTAATAACCCCTGCCCACTACCACTAAAGAATGAACCAGTTAATGCTTGAATAATACCACCACCACTTACAAATAATGAACCACTTACATTTACAGACCCAGTAACATAAACTGAACCTTTAAATGTAGAACCACTTAATGGTGATGTTACTACAAATCCATTTATATTATCAACAGATGCAGTTACTTGCCCATCTGCTATGAAATTTCTATTAATTACCTCTTCAGATAATGCTGATAATGGAATATTAAATAATCCCTCACCACTACCAGAGTAAAATGAACCAGATTTAAGAGTTACACTACCACTTACATCAATTGAACCAGTAAATTCAGAACCAAATTGTGCAGATTCTACTTTAAATCCAAAATTACTTCCAACAGAAGCCGTTACTGAACCGGTTGCTATCCTAGTAGCTTGAGCTACTTGTTCAGCTAATGCAGATAATGGAATATTAAATAAACCAGCACCACTACCACTAAACATTGATGCAGTTACAGTTCCCCTTACATTAAGGTTATCTCTAAGTCTAACCGAACCTGTAAATTCCGAACCACTTGCAACTGAAATTACTTGAAATCCATTTTGTGGAGTTACCGATGCGGTAACTGAACCACTTGCTATTATATTTGATAATTGTGCATCCGGTGTTAATGCTGCTCTTGGTATATTGAATAAACCAGCACCACTACCAGTAAACATCGATGCGGTTACATTACCAGCTACTATAAGATTATCTCTAAATCTAACTGAACCACTAAATTGTGAACCACTTTGGATTGAAGTTACTACAAATCCAGCTTTAGGGTCAACGGATGCCGTTACACTTCCACTTGTTATTAAATTTGATAATAATGCATCCGGTGTTAATGCTGCCCTAGGAATATCAAATAAACCAGCACCACTACCACTAAACATTGATGCGGATACGTTTCCACTAACATCAACTGAACCTGTAAACTCAGAACCACTTTGTTGTGATTCAACTCTGAATCCAAAGTTTGGAGAAACAGACGCTGTTACTGAACCCGATGATATAAATGTACTCAATAATGCATCAGGTGTTAATGCTGCTCTCGGAATATTAAATAAACCAGCACCACTACCACTAAAAATTGAACCACTATTTATAGAAATACCACCACTTACAAATAATGAACCTGTAAATTGTGAACCGCTTTCGATTGAAGTTACAACAAATCCAGACTTAGGGTCAACCGATGCGGTTACACTTCCACTACTAATTAATGGTGATACAAGTGCATCAGGCGTTAAAGCTGCTCTCGGAATATTAAATAAACCAGCACCACTACCACTAAACATTGATGCAGTTACATTACCATCTACATATACCGATGAGCTAAACTCTGCTCTATTGGTACCCTCTAATCTAAATCCATAATTTGGATTAACCGATGCCGTTACACTTCCACTACCAATTAATGGAGAAACCAATGCATCCGGTGTTAATGCTGCCCTTGGAATATCGAATAAACCAGCACCACTACCAGTAAACATCGATGCGGTTACATTACCAGCTACAAATAGTGAAGAACTAAATTCTGCTCTATTGGTACCTTCTAATCGAAACCCATAATTTGGATTAACCGATGCGGTGACCGAACCTGATGTAATAAATGCCGACAGAAGAGCGTCAGGCGTTAAAGCTGCCCTCGGAATATCAAATAAGTTAGCACCACTACCACTAAATGATGAACCACTAACAATTTCTATGTTTCCACTCACAAAAAGTGAAGAACTGAACTCTGCTCTTGTAGTTCCTTCTAATCTAAACCCATAAGATTCATTAACGGATGCCGTAACAGCCCCATCAACGATTCTTGGTGATTCTGCTGCCGCAGGAAGGTTAAATAACTTACTACCATCACCCTCAAAGAAGGATGCTGAAGCTGTATTTGATATGTAAACGTTATTACTGAATCTACCCTCACCATTTACATCAAATGAACCTGTAACTGATACAGAACCAGTGAATTCTTGTAAATCTACTAATGAATTTCCAAATCGGTTTGACCCAGATGAAAAAATAATTGAAGATGATATGATTTGAACCAATATTTCTCTTGCAACTATCCTATTATTAACATATAAGTCACCAGTAACCCTAACATCACCATTTATATCCATATCACCATCAAAAGATGATGATACATTTACTAAAAATCCGGTTTGTGGTGAAATTGATGCCGATGCTGAACCAGAAATTAATCTAGAAGCATCTTTTACTAAGGGTAAATTGGTTAATCGTGAACCATCTCCTTGAAATGAACCACTAAATGAACCACTATACTCAGGAAATTGTAATTTTGTTACAAATAAACGATTACCAAACTCATCAGATGCTAATAAAGCAACTGAACCGCTCGATAAACTACCACTAATAGGTACCCCTAAATTAGGTTCTGCTTCATTCAGTTGAAGAAACTCATATCTATCTTCAGAAACATTCTGAGGAAGCGTTACTTTTACCTTACCACTTAATAATTGACTCATTTATGTTTTTTCAACTTAATTATTACTCATTTGCACTTTCAAGAAGTGATAAAACTATTTTCAAATCGGTAGAACCTGAGAATAGTAATCCAAACTCTTGCTCTAATACTAATTTACCAGCCACTACGGGTGAAAATGAATCACTTTTTGGGATAGGATAGTTCCTTACTAACTCTACCGCCTCTTGCGTTTCTCTCACCGGGTCATAAATAGTATCCGATATAACAGTAAATAGTTGAGAAATAATTTCTTGTGACCCAGTTTCTGCAATTAAACCATAATTGAATGATTGGGTGAAAATTGTTTGATAAATTCTATCCACATTAACCGAACCAGTGATGGATTGGTTAATTAAAATTTGTTTTACTAATGTATCTGTATAATTAATTGCTTCGTAAGATGCCGTTACCTGTCCAGTTGGAACTAACGTTTCACCATTTTTATTATAAAATGATAAAGCTGCTTTATTTGTTCGGATAGTACCCCCATTTTGAATATCATAAACTACCGCATTTACTGCAGTATCCACATATGCTTCATATCTAGATTGTGAAAATCCAAATGGAACTTCTGCTAAGTTATTATTGAAGTTAGTATAAGCTGCTACTTCTTTTTTCAAAAATGTTAAATTTTGTTCTAAAAGCGCTGATGCGCTATACATACTTCCGGTGTTGATAATTCCAGCAACTTGTGGTACTGGTATTTCTCTATTCGAAGCTAATTTAATTGTTACTTCTTCAGTTTGATTACCATTATTGGTAACTTGAGTCGATAGTATAATAGTAGATACACCACTCGGAGTGGTGTATACTTGGTCTTCTTCACCGGTTAGTGTCGTTACTACCGATTTGAATGCGTTAAGTGGTACAAATACGTCTGCCATAATTTTATTTTTATCCTTCTAATGCTAATGAGAATGGTGTTACTAATGAGAACAATGAACGAGAGAATGTTCTACCTTGCAATGTTCCGGTTGCTTGATTAATTATAAGCCCCGTACCAATTTTAAAGTCACCAAGCTCGTTACCAGATGTAAAGTAAACTCTACCTCCAGCCAATTCGGTAATTTCTTTCGTTGGGTCAGCAACTCCAGCTCCACCCTGGTTAAAAGGTAATGCCTTATAAGTTACTCCAGCTCCAGAATAAGAAAAGTCATGTCCAGTAGTAATTATCAAAGAACCAAATTCTTCAACAGGAGCATTTCTCACTATTCTTTGGAATTGTGTTCTTAAATATCTATTAGTTTCAGCTGTTTCTTTCTTTTGTTCGTTTACAACTACTGCTGCTGAACCATATACCCCAGTATAATATGATGATGCTGCTCTAACACTTCTTAGATTTCCACCATATAATAAATCCGTTGCTATTGCATCTACAATAAATCCAGTATCTCTATAACACTTTTCTTCATTATAAACAAAGTTAGGAAATGCTCCAGCGGTATATGATATTGCGATTGATTGTAATGTTTTTTTACTTCCCCTTAATAAATCAACCGATAATTTTGTTTGGAATGATGGTCTTACTAATTGTTCTTTCAAAATTACCTTTTCAGCCATTCCCTTAGCAAAATCAATACCATCAATTGTTTGTGGTTTTTGTTTAGTTGTTGCTTCCGATGGAATATAGTAATAAAACGTTCCAGCCTTAATACTTCTTTCATTTCCACCATAAACTAAATCCGTTCTAGCTGCATCTATAATATACCCAATATCACGAGAACAACTTGCTTCATTATAATAAAATTCACTCCAAGATGATGAAAGATATTGAATTACTTCAGTTTGGATGAATCTTTTATTTCCAATTAATAAATCAGCACCTACTAATACTGAAGCCGATGGTTGTACAAATTCTACATTTTGAATTACTTTTTGTGATAATCCACTTGCGTATATTATACCATCAACAGTTGGGTCCAATTGAGAAGTTGTTGAAGGAACTCCATTTTGAGTAGCCGCAGATGGGAATAGATAATAGAATGAACCAGCGGTTACACTTCTCTCATTTCCACCATAATAAAGGTCAGTTGCAGCTGCATCAATTAAATAACCAACATCTCTCTTACACTTATCTTCATTATAATAAACACCACTCCAAGAAGATGATACATAAGCGATTACCTCATTTTGGATAAACTCCTTATTATCTCTTAATAAATGCCAAGATGCAGATACTTCGTTTGAAGCAGTTACGAATTGAATATTTTGTGCTATTTTATTACTTAAACTAGCTGCGTATTTGATTCCATCTAATGTTTGATATAGTTGTGAACCAGTTGCCGCTGATGGGTATTCAAAATAGTATTTAGCATTTACTACTGATGCTGATACTGAACCAAATAGTAAATCTTCAATTGCCCCACTTACAATTAATCCCACATCTCTACTACAACTAGCTTCATTGTATGCGAATCCACTCCAAGAAGAACTAATATATGCAATTACCTCATTTTGGATAAATGGTATATTTGATTTTATTAATGAATATGCTTGTAAAGTTCCAGAATCTATTAACGATGCAGTATATTGAGAAATGGCTGGGAGTGAACCCGTTCCATTTGTTATAGTATTCATTACTAATCCAAATGATGAACTTAATGCGTTTAATACATTAATATTAGATGTACCTGCTCCACTTATTTGATTACTATTAGTAAATTTAATATTATTATTAGTATTTGAAGTTACAGTTGGTACTTGTAATATATTATTTTGAATTAATTTGTTTATAATTGTTTTAACATATGATATTGCTTCAGTAGTTTCATTTAACTGAATAGTTGTAGCTTCAGATGGATATCTATAATAGTAATCAGCTGCTACAATACTTCTTTCGTTACCACCCCATAGTAAATCGGTTGCTATTGCATCTACAATGTAACCAACATCTCTTCTACACTTAGTTCTATTGTAAGTAAAGTATGGATATACTGAATCTATATAATAAATTACGTTTGTTTGTATTAATCCTTTATTATCTAATATTACATCATAATTTGCAATAGTTTCAGCACTTGCGGTTACTAATAAAGTATTTCTAACTATTTTATCAGCCAAACCAAATGCATGATTTACACCGGTGATTGTTTGGTCGGATTGAACCGAAGTAGCTTGTGATGGATATAAGTAATAAAACTCACCAGCAGTTACACTTCTTTCATTTCCACCATATAATACATCGGTTGCTACTGCATCTACAATATATCCTACATCTCTCTTACATTTAGATTCAATATATTCAAATCCACTCCAAGAAGAACTCATAAATGAAATTACTTCGTTTTGGATTAATAATTTGTTATCTAATAATAAGTCATATGTAGTTTGTCTTTCTAATGAAGCAGTTACTAATGTTATATTATTAATTATTTTGTTAGTCAATCTTTGTGCGTATGTTACACCATCAACCGTTGGGTATAATTGAGCATCAACGCTTGGGGATGAACTTCCACTAACAGTTGCTGCTGATGGGAATAGGTAATAGAATGTTCCAGCGGTAATACTTCTTTCATTTCCACCATAGTAGAAATCAGTTGCTACTGCATCTAAGATATATCCAACATCTCTACTACAACTTGCTTCGTTATATTGAAAATTACTCCAAGATGAAGAAATATATGAAATTACTTCATTTTGAATTAATGGTTTGTTATCGATTATTAAATTTGTTACACCAATGGTTTGTAATGAAGCAGTTACAAAGATATTATTTTGTAATAACTGATTTACCATTCCTTTAGCGTAATTAATACCACTTAAAGTTGAATCTAATTGATTATTTTCAGATGGAACACCACCATTTGTTGCTCTTGATGGGAATAGATAATAGAATTCACCAGCTACTGAACTACGTTCATTTCCACCATATAAGGTATCAGTTGCTACTGCATCTAAAATATATCCAATATCACGAGAACAACTTATATCATTGTATAATACACCACTCCAAGAAGATGATACATAAGAAACAACTTCCGATTGAATTAATGATTTATTTTCAACGATTAAATCATATGCGTTTGTTCTACTATCAGGTGCTAATGCAAATTGATTATTTACAACAATATTTTGAACTAATCGTCTAGCATAATTAATACCATCCAATGTTGGGTATAATTGTGCTGCGGTTGTTGGAGATACACTACCACTAACAGTTGCAGATGATGGATATTTGTAATAGAATTCACCAGCGGTGTTACTTCTTTCATTTCCACCATATAATAAATCCGTAGAAACTGCATCAATTATATGTCCGATATCTCTTCTACATAATGATTCGTTATAATCGAATGTACTCCAAGAAGATGATAAGTAAGCGATAGTTTCACTCTTAACAAATTCTCTATTTTTTCTAATCAAATTATAAGATGCCGAAACCTCCATTGATGCGGTTTCAAAAATTATATTTTGAATTAATTTTTGTGTTAATTTACTTGCGTACTCAATACCATCTAATGTTTGGTTTATTTGAGTAGTTTCTGCTGCCGATGGGTATTCTAAATAATACTTACCATTCACAATTGATGATGAAATAGTATTATATAATAAATCCTCAGCTGCTCCACTTACAATCAATCCAATATCTCTACTACAACTTGCTTCATTATATGAAGCCGTACTCCAAGAAGAAGATAAGTAAGATAAAGTTTCTATTTGAATAAATGGAATATTTTGCTTAATAATTTGATAAGCTGCTAATGTAGATGGTTGGGTTGAGGCCGCTCCATATAAACTAGCCGTAATATACGAACCACTGCCATTTGTAATGATTGTAGAAACGATTGATATCGAATTGGATACAAAGGTTACATCTTCTAAACTAGCGCTTAAAGAGGCTGTAAATTGCTCTGTGCTACTAAACTTAGTTAATCCATTTATATTACTAATTTCAACCGGAATTGAACCAGTACCATTTTTAATAATATTAATTATATTAGCAAAAGATGAACTTACGTTGTTAACCTGAGTTATACTTCCAGATTGTAATCCAATTATTTGAGGTACCGAAGTTACTTTAATTAAATCGTTAGTATTTTCAATTAATGCTGGAACTGAGCCCGTACCATTTGTTACTATATTAGTTACAATATTAAATGATGAACTTATAGTATTTCTTAATGCCGATGATACCGCAAATGATGATGTATATTGTGATAGTTCACGTTTCTTAATTAATCCACTTACATTTGTAATTGTAGTTGGTAAATTACTCACACCATTAAATAAAATATCAATTGTAGTTGCGAATGATGAACTTACTGATAATGATTCTGATATAGAAGCAGTATATATTGATTGAATTTGTGGTATGTTAGTAACTTTAATATTATTAATAGTATTTGCTACAACCTCAAAATCACCCAATGATGGTATTTCAATATATCTTTGCGTATCTGAAATTGGTAACTCATCAACAATATTAATAATTCCACTTGCTTCAATATCTTTACCATTTACATAGTATAAAGTATCAGGTGCATCGAATGGTACAATAAATGTTAAAGTTCCAAAGGTAACACCATTATTAGTTACACCTTTTGTATATTGATTTCTAAGACCTGGTTTTATATCAGTTTTAATATAAAATGGTCTAAAATCTAATTCAGTTGCATTTACAATATTTAGTGAATTTACAGAGAATGTATAAAGTTCACCTCTCTTTAATGTTAAAGTAGGGTCTATACTACCATCTTCGATAGATGCAGTTAATACGTTATCAAATTTATTTAATTGATTTTCATTAAATAAATAATTTGCAGATTCAAATGCAATTACTTCATAATAAGTTGAGTATTCAGATGAACCACTTAAACTCAAACTTCCACTAATACCATATTTGATAATATCAGTTACAATTGAAAATGATGATGATACTTTTTGTATTTCAGTAGCACTAGCAGATATAGATGATGTGATTTGTAAGCCATTACCAAATTTAATACCAGCTGCAGTATTTTTAACCAATTGAATTTCAGCAGGAATAGTTGTTCCAATAACAGTTGTTATTAAATTACTTCCATATGAATTTTTAGGAATACCAACCGTTGAAATCGGAGCCCCATTTCTATCAGTTCCAATTGTTTGTTCGGTTGTAACTGAACTACCACTTTCAATTATTTTAATAATTGTATTAACGTTGTTAGAAATACTTTGAGTATTTGCGTTTGCTAACGTTGATTGAATTTGTGTTATACCACTAACATTTATTGGATTATTTATATTCCAAATATAATCGTTTGAATTACCAACTATTGCCGATGGTATATAATCAGTTCCATATCTAATAATATCCTCAATAATACCAAATGATTGTGATACTAATGTAACTTCAGTATTACTTGCAGATATAGATGATGTTACCGAATTAAATGCCGTAACTTTTATGTTACTATCAATATTTAATCCAATTTTTGGAGTTGGTAATATTTCTGATATTAAAATTTTATCGGTTAACGCATTTACATATTGAAGTGCATTTATTGTTTCAGTTAATTGAGTAGTATTTGCTACTGATGGAAATAAGAAATAATATAATCCAGCAGTTTCAGTTCTTTCATTACCACCATACAATAAATCAGTTGTAATATTATCAACAATGTATCCAACATCTCTTCTACATTTAGCTTGGTTATAATCTAAATTAGGATATTGAGTATTGATATATGTAATAGTTTCAGTTTGAATTAAACTACGATTTTTTCTCATTAAATCAACAGCCCCAATTACAGAATTAGATGCCGTTACAAATGTATCGTTGTTTAATAATTTTTCAGTTAATCGTTTAGCATATCTAATAGCATCTAATGTTTGATTTAACTGAGTAGTTGTTGCCTCCGATGGATATCTAAAGTAGAATTGTCCAGCAGTTACACTTCGGTCGTTACCTTCATATTTTAAATCAGTTCCTACTGCATCTAAAATATATCCAATATCACGTGAACAACTTACCTCATTATATTCGAATTCAGACCAAGATGATGAAATATATGCAATGGTTTCTGCTCTAACAAAATCTTTGTTATTAAAAATAATATTATATCCATTATTAATATTAGCGGATGATGTTATGTATTGATTTCCTTTTAAAATATTTTGTGCAACACCACTTGCGTATTTAACCGCAGTTAATGTTGGTTCTAATTGAGTTGTAGTAGCTTCGGATGGATATAAGTAATAAAATCTTGCACTCTTTATAGATTCTTCATTTCCACCATAAAGAATATCATATGCAGCTCCACTTACAATATATGAAATATCTCTCTTACAAGTTGTTTCATTATATGAAAACTCACTCCAAGACGAACTCATATATGCAATAGTTTCAGATTGTATAAATGGTATATTATTTATAAGTAAATTATATGCGTTTTGTTTTTCACTTGATGTGCTAGCATTTGAACTACTTGGTATAATTGTAGGTAAATCACCAGTCCCATATTCAATAGTATCATACACAATTGAAAATGATGATGATACCGAATTTATTGTTTGTAAAGATGATGTTGTACCTGTTTGATATTGGTTTACATTACTAAATTTAAAACTAGCAGATGTATTACTTACAATATTTGGAGCTATACCACCAGCTACAATAGACATAATTGTATCAAAACTATTATTAGTTGTAGTAATTGTAGGTGAATCTACAGCTGAGGTTTTGTATTGAACAATATCAGTTGCTTGAATTGAATGAGATACATTTGATATACGAACATATGATTCGGTTGCAGGATTTCCTCTTTCAATTATATCATATAATATATTAAAATTAGTATCAACACTTGCAATATTTTGTAATGATGCGGTTGTTGATGAAGTATATTGATTTTCACCAGAAATATTGTAAACAGATTGCGATGAATATCCATTTATACTACTTTTTGCAATTAAACTTGGTTTATTTACAATTCCATTGTCAATAATTGAACTTATTAATTTAAAATCAGCTTTAACTATATCAGACACTTCATTCGAAGAATCTTCCGATAAAAAGTATTGTGGTAAAACATTAGGGTCAGTTACTCTAATTCCGTTTTCAGTATTTGGTACCAATGCAGGAATCGTAGATAATCCACCTTCAATAGTATTAACAATAATTGAGTAATTATCTTGTACATTTAAGAACGCATCAAAGTTACCACCACTACCCGTAATAAAACGTGAACCAGATGCGTACATACCATAATCACCAAATGAGGTGTTAGAGTTAAGTAATACCGCATGTCCACCATCGATAACTTTTACTGAATATGCTGAGAAGTTTGTGAAGAATGATACCAACTGAATGAATCCCCTTCCAACAACTTGACAACCCACACCATTTGGTGCAACCTGTGTATATGCATCCAATACCATAGAGGCTAATGGAGAATCAGGATGGATTCTATTTCCATCTACGTTCAATCCACCACCTCCAGCAGGAATATCCTCATACAGCTCAAGGAATGAGTTCTCCTGATTTGAAATCATAGAACAGTTCTGAACGTATGGTGATGTTGTAATAAATGCGTTTGGTGCGAATGCAATTGCGAATCCACTTTGAGAATCATCAACCGATGGATATACTCTCAAACCAGCAAATGTCATCTCAGCAAGATAACAACCACTATTTACCCAAAATAAATCTTCGTTTTCGTTTTTAGCAATAATTTTAGTTACCCTTAATCCAGCTCCCCAAACAGTTGTGTTTCTTGGAAGTTCAATTGGGTTTTCTTCTAAATAAGTACCCGCATCAACAGTGATTCTAAATCCACTAAAAAGAGAACCAGTTGGTAAACCATATCTACCATCATCACCCGGAGTTGCTAATTGAGCAGCTTTCTTAATAGTTCTTAATGGAAATTGCGGTGAAGTACCACTATTATTATCATTACCATTTGTAGATGATACATAGATAGTTGAATCACTTTTTGCAAAATCCTCAACTAATATTCCACCAAATCTTTGTGTATCAACCGATATATCAGAAAAAGATGCAGTTGCATCCAATCTACTTGCCGCATTGGCAAATGATAATGCACCATCAATTTGTAATGACCCAGTAATTTCAACCGAACCAGTTATTCTTTGCTTATCCGAAGTACGAGTACCAATATCAATACTTTGTGATACTAATAAAGAGCCAGATATAAATACAGAGTTGCCTACGGATATACTATCCCTAAACTGATTTACTTCTTCTATTTGTTTCTGTGGTATTAATCTAGCCATTATACTATTTGTGTAATTTTACCTTTAATTTCAAAATCAGTTCTAACTACGTCAGCCGGAACTCTTGTTATACTTTCAGTAAAGGTTATAGTTATAGAAGTATCATCAAATGTTACCGAATATCTATCGTTTGTTTGCTTCACTCCGTATAAATATACATCTAAATAATCCTTGGAATCTGCAACGATTAAATCTTCATAAACAAATCTAAAATCATCCAAATTTAAAGTAAATAGTTCACCATTTAAAGAAATTGATGTTGGAGTTGCCTCATAGATAAACGTATCTTTGATTACTTCCAACACAAAATTTTGAAAAGATTCTCTATCCCTCTTTGTAGTTATACTACCTATATCTATATTTGGTTTTAATCTAGCCATTAATTAATATTTTCTAAATCACCTTCTATTTTTACTTCATCATTAGATTCAAATGCCCAAGGTTGTCCATAATTTGGGTCATTTGTATTTTCAATTGTTGTTGGGAAATTTGTTCTTATAAATTTTATGTGAAAATCATTTCCAACTTGTTCAAATTGATAATCTCTTGCGGCAATAAATCCACCCCATACAAATACATCAAATCTAGCAGCAGTTCTTCTTTTATCAGCAACTCTACTATCTAATGTTTTTAATCTACAATTTGTAGCTTTCCATATCCAATATAATGAATGTACCAAATCAACGGGTTCCAAAATGAATTCATTTGGTTCGTTAACTTCTTTCATTATATTTTTAAGAGTCTTTATGTTCATAGTTGTTCAAATTTTCCTACAATATCCACTTCATCATTTATATCAATATCAAATCCTAATGTATTATTAAATGTAAAAACGATTTCATTTGTAGTTCCGTTAAAAGAATAACTATAAGTTGATGCTGGTTTAAATTCTGAATTAACATAAACTCTAAACCAATTTAAAGTATCAAACGAACCAATTAGTTCATTTGGTAATATTGGTTTTCTAACATTTGTTAATTTAACAACACCTCTATTTACCCCACCAGTTATACCTACAAATTGTGCTGCTTGAGAACCCCTTATAGCAACAAAATCTATAACAAACTGATATTCATTATATATGTTAGGATTGGTGAACATAGTACCACTTAAATCCGTTTCTACACCCCATACAACTTTCTTTGGTGTGAATGATTTTTTAACAACTGGTGCCTCATCACGAGTTTCAGGAAGTAAATATGCATTTACCACCATTGTGAATGTTGTTCTTATAATTCTTTCCGAACCCTCTCCAACTTCTTGTTGATTATCAAACGAATCAATACGAGTTCTAAATTTGAATCCATTTTCAGTTCCCCAATATCTATCAGTTGCGTATTGAAATTGTTCAACAATTTTATTCATATGCTCGGTGAATGATGACCACACCATTACCTCATAAGTTACTGTTACATAGTCGGGTACCGAAACTTCATATTGTTCATATGCGGGTTTTGTACCACTTTGTAATGAAAATCGTTCGTATCTATTTGTTTTAGAGTATCTTACATAAGCAGGTAACGTATTAACATCTTTGAATTGAGCCATAGCGGCATCTCTTTCAATAGAGTTTCGTTTGAACATTACTAATGGTATTTGAATCTTACCTCTAGCATCTCTCAAATACCCATCTACTCTAGCGTTTTTCCAACGTTCTGCATTACCATATATAAGTGGTACTTTAACCGCATTACCATTTTCTTCCACATCAGGAATAATGGTATCTACCATATACTCAGCTATGGTAGTATCTATATCAATAAGTTTTACACCTTTAGTGAACTCTTTAGATATCGAACGCTGTAAACCTCTATTTGTTTCTTTTTTATTCATTAGATATCTCTCATTTCAGTTTGTATAGAACTTCTACGTGTCATAAATGTAGAACATATAATTGAGAATTTTTCTCCAGTCTGTCCACCAATTAATTGGTCCTCTCTTACATTATCAATTTCAAAGTATGCATTATTATGAGAAATAATATCTCCAATTTCTGGATAGAATCCCTTTCCCTCTAATGTGAAACGATTAAAACGGAATTGTACAGTCTGTCCACTATCTGGTCCAAATCCTTCATACGAAATACCAGTATCATCTCTCTCAATTACAGCAGTACATTGTGTTCCTTGAAAATACGATTTATTTAAAGATTCCCCATACAAATTTGTTTTCATATCAGAAATGACAAGTTTGTATAGAACTACAGTTGTTTCAATAACTGCATCTACCAATTCTCTTGATATTCCTTCAAAAAATCGGATATCTCTATCTAATGCAAATCTTGGCATATTATCCTACATATATTAGTAATGGAATTTTTTTCAACATCTCTTGCTGATGTTCTGATTCCTGAGCCTTAACTTCGAATTGGTTTTTTCTACTCAACTCCTCTAAGTTTTCTCTCAATTGTTCCATTAAATTATCCTTTTCAGTTTGAGCTTCAGCTCTTAGAGCAGCACCATCTAATGAAATTTCAGAACCTGGAATTGGAACTGAACTATATTTTTCTCTAATTGCTCCTAATAATTCCTTAGCAAGAGCAAGTGTATATTTTCTAATCCATTGTCTACCAACATCATTTATACTTTCATATTGAATAAAACTATATCCAATATTAGCATAATCAGAAACTACATTTGGCTTTACCTTTGTAGAATTGGTTACAAATTCATCGGATACAAAATATTCAAAATATAATTTACCAGCAGTAGTTGGTATAGGGAATATTTGTAATTTGTTGTTAGTAATATTAAAGGAGTGTGCTGATTTTCTAATTTCATCATTAAATTCAATTGCTTGAATTCTTAACATATCTTCGAAAATTGGCATTAAGATAAATTGAGCTGCTGGTGAGAATGAACCAAATCCAAACTCATCAATTAAGTTAAGAGTTCCCTGTCCACTTACTGAATACGGGTCAAAGAATCTATTGATTGCAGGTGTTGGTTCGTGAAATACTTTTGTTATTTGTATTCGCTTTCCAGACTCGCTTACATCAGCAAATAAAGTTTGTAAATCGTAATTTTGTTGTCCACCCACTAAATCAACACTACCTTTTTTGATATCAGTACTTCCACCAGCACCAGCTAATGTACCATATGCCTCAACAATACCAATAAGAGTTGGTAAGAATGAACCTTCAACAAATTTACCAGTGTAATCGGTACCAGTTGGATTACCCTTAAGTACATCCAAATTGTTTCTGATATTAAATTGATTTACCTGTGCACCGTATTCAGATACGGATTCTTCGAAACAAGCAAATAAACTTGCATCTACTAATTCCACATTTTGAATTGGGTATCCCAAACGAGTAGCAACCCAGTGGGCTACCTTTGGAGCATCTTCACTAAATTCATAATCGTTATCATAAGTTCCAAATGGAGTTTCTCCCGGAAAGAATGATGATGAACCTGGGTATATGTATTCTATTGCCATTTACTATTCCTTTCTAATTTTATCTTACCTATAAATATAAGAAAAAAAAGAATAGTGGTTTAGAATGGGATTATATAAAATTATGCTATTTGAGTTACAGTCACAATTACCGATGGTGTTGCGGGTCTAGTTGGTGATACTTGCGTTCCTTTATATTGCAATTGTCCGTTTGCGGTTGTTTTTGACCAATACAATTCTACATAACTTCCGGATGTAATTGGAGTTAAGAAGTTTAATGCTGCCACTTGGAATCCACCACCACTTACCTTTTCAATAGAGAAATCCGTATTTGAATTAGCTATATTAGAACCTGTCATAGCAAACCAAACAGAAAAATCACACGACTCGTTTGAGGTGGTATGTAATTGTGCTGAAAATTGAATGTTATATAATCCGTTATTTTCTACATAAATTCTAGTTGGAAATCCACTACCATTATTACCAACATATATACCTTCAAATTCAGGAACCGGCACTTCCAACTTCATAGCGTATGCCGTATTAGCAGAACCAGTTTGAGTTTCTAATGAAGCCCATTGTCCGTAGTTGAATTGTTTGTTACCATCCTTATAGATAGAACCACTTACATATACTGAACCACTTATATATTGTGAACCATTAAATTGATTTGAACCAGTTGTTGGTAAATTACGAGCTCCATTTATACTACCTGTTAAATTAAAATTACCACTTTCTCCAAAAGTCCATTCTCTTAAAGGAGGTCCGGCTTTGATTTTCAATGTCTCATTTCCTACACCAAGTATAATTTGTGAGTTTGGTGCTACATTTTCAGCCGAAGTTCCAATTCTAACCGAATAATTTTCATCATCCGCATATATTTCACCAAACCCATTATTTAATTTTAAGATACCATCATCACCTAATACTATACTATGTTCACCCACTTTAAGTTCTACAGAAGCATCTGAACCAAGTTGGTAATCTGGACTTTCTATAGTCAAAGGATATGCTGGATTAAGGGATACAGATGAACCAAATGCAATAGTTCTAAAAGACTCTCCAGATGGGACATAATTACCAGTTACCGTCCTTATTGTACCATCATAAAATCTAATTATCCATCCATTTTGTACTCCACTACTTTCTGCATTATCAGCTACAATTAATCCACTACCATTCAAACCAGTACCACCATAATAGTCTTGTGCAATTGTTATTTGTGTACCAACTGTCTCAACACTACTACCTGAAATTATATTGCCTTCAAATGTTAAAGTAGAGTCCAACAATATGGATGTACCGGAAGTTCCACTTGTACCACTTTCACCGGATGTGCCACTTTCACCAGAAGTTCCAGATGTACCATCTACTCCACTCGTACCACTTTCGCCAGATGTGCCACCATTTCCAGATAAACTTGTATAAGTTACTCCATTTAATATAATAGAACCAGTCATTAGTAAAGAACCAGTTAAATTAATATCACCATTAGTAATGTTTAATGAACCAGAAGTTAATCCGCTACCCAATGAATTATATCCAATATTAATATCACTAGGAAAATAACTTTTACCATCATAATCAAATACCCAATTAGATTGGAATGAACCTGATTTTTGAACTAATATTGCTGCAGTAGGTCCATCTGAAACAGGATATGAATTTAATTGATTTGCAAAAAAGGATGCATCATCAGATACATTCGTAGGATTAGTAATAGCTCCAATTAATAAAGTTCCATCAGATGTTAGAAATAGTGGAGCTCCATCAGAACCGGTTACTCTTAAACCAAAAGAAGGACCTCCAATAAAATTTACGTCTCCTATTGTAAGTGAAATATCACCACTACCACTTATTGTTTGAGTTCCAGTAAAAACGTTAGAACCAGTTGTTGCCAACGAATTACTATCTGCAAATACCGAAGTACCAGAAGTTCCATTTACACCCGATGTTCCAGATGTACCAGCTACACCAACTACATCAGGTAAGTGAGATAACGATACTTTACCATCACCATCTAACGGAGCGTATCCATTTACTTTTCCTCTATTTATTTTACTTTCAAACATTTTCTATTGTTTTTTGGAAATATCTTTCTATTCTTTTACTCAAACGAACTCTTACATCTGTTTCGGTTCTGCCTACCACATCGTATGGTAATAAAAAACCAAAACTTAGGAAAACTCTTCTTGATTTGAATTCGTTTGTCCAATGTTTGTATAACGATGCTTCAAATCCGTATAAATCACCTTCATTTATAGTTATAACATCTTTATCTAAAAACAATTCGTAATCCTCTGATAAAACACTTATGTTACATTTATAATTAACATATCCTTCAACTGCCGCATCATAGTGAGGATTTATCTTCCCACCACTATTCATATCTACCGCTTGTAAGAAGATATGATTTTTAGGAAAATGGAATTCTTTTGCAATCCTATCAATGATACTATGAATAAAATCAGGTAGTTTCTCTTTTGAAACATCTGATACGGATTGGAACTTTGTAATATAATTTGTAAAAGGTGTATCCGAAATATCGAACATATAGGATTTACCTTTTAGTTCTTTTGATAATTCCGAAAGATGATGATTAGCACCATTACCACTATGGTCAATCGAGTCTATCCAATTTATTATTTGTTTAGACTCGGTAGGTGTAATAAATCCCCTTTTTATTTTATAATTACTAAAATCCAAAACTTTTTCCAATTTTTTTCAAACCATACTTTGCTAAAAACTCTTTTGGGTTCATTGCCTCTATTATAGTTAATTCAGCAGAACTCATCATCTGATTAGCTTTTTCTTCGGTAACTGCCATTACACACAATTTGTGAGTTGCAGGTAATTCTCCGCTTGGTGATAAATCTATTTTTAAGATATTATCATTTTTCATTTTTTCTCTTGCTTGCTGAACTTTTGATTCTTCGCATAATATACATATTCTCATATTTCTTTCGTTTTATTAGTCTATTGCTTCGGTGATGGCTTGAGTTATATAGAATTGATTACTATCATCTAACGCAGTTAATACAATCGTTCCATCAAATCTTCTTTGAATAGTTTTGTTATAATTTCCATAAACCATTGGGGCTGGGTGTAATTCAGTAACTGTTAATACTAAATCAGTAGTTCCACCAAATGAACCAGATGCTATTGTTATAGTATCATCCACTTCGTATAGATTTCCACTATTTGTAATTGCAATATTACTAACAATACTTGATGCAACAGTTACTTCAAATACCGAACCCGAACCAAACCCTGCAGTTGAACCAGTTAAATCTGAATAAACTCCATCAGTTCCATCGGTTATCGAAGATGATATGGTATTGATTACCCCTAAATATGTGGTAAAATCATAATCATCCAATTCCGTTTCTATTCTATTATATTGGAAGTCATTACCTATTCTATTGTATGTAAATCTATCTCCAATATTGTTATCGTAGAAGTATTCTCCGATTATATTGTCAGTAAAACTATTTCCAATTACATTACCTCTATACGAACTGCCACCAAATCCAAAACCATCACCAATCATATTATCAGTAAAATCATTTCCAATTTTATTACTTTTGAAATCATTAGCAATGGTGTTATCAATAAAATTATTTAATATAAAATTCTCCACGAACCCATTACCAATATTATTTTCAATAGTATAATCACCAAATATGTTACTGATACAGCCTTCTCCTATATCGTTTCCGGTAAAAATATTACCAATAGTATTACTATTAAACCCATCTCCAATTTCATTTCCTACAAATGCATAACCAATTTTATTTGAGATAAAACTACCTGAAATTAAATTTCCTTTCATCTCATTACCTATTTGATTGTACTCAAACGATTCTAGTTCACCATTATTTACTATTGTATTCGATTCAAAATCACTTTCAATATTATTGTGTAAAAATTCATTATTAATAGTATTATCGTAAAAACCACTACCGATTACATTATCCTCAAAAGATTGGCTAACAATATTATCATAAAAATCATTACCGATTTTGTTTCGGGAAAAATTCGTATCACCATAATCATCAGACTCTCCTATATCGTTATTTCGAAAACTAGAACCTATTTGATTATCTTCGGTCCAACTGTAAAAGTTATTATTATAAACTTCATGTCCTATTATTGTATTACCTAAGAATGATGAAAAGAAGTTATTATTATAAACCTCATCCGCTATTGTATTTTCTCTAAATTCATTGTAGGTCTTATTTCCGTAAAAACTTTCACCTATTCTATTATCACCAAATTCACCACCTAACACATTATTATAAAACCCATTAAGAGTATTTTTACTAAATTCATCAAGTATGATGTTGTGGTCAAAACCTCCGTTGATTATGTTATAATAAAAATCATCATCTGATGTGTAGAAGTTATTATAGAACTCACCATTAATGATATTGTAATCAAAATCATCCTCATCCTCATCTCCAAAATGATTATTGTGGAACTCACCACTAACTGTGTTGTATCTAAAATCACAAACAATTATATTATTGTAAAAACTATCTTTGATTATGTTATTATCAAAATCGTTATTAATAATATTATTATAAAATCTATCCATAACTATATTAGAGTTAGAACTAGCATCATTAAATGTGTTATTTCTAAAAACTTGTGAGAATGAATTATCTCTATAAGTGTTTTCACCTTTGAATACATTGTTTGGTAATAGGAAAGTATTTTCATCCCATACCGTAAATGCAGCCGTATTTGTAGATGTGTTATTAAAACAGTCTCCTATATACTCAAAGGTTGGTATTTCTATTGAAGCTGAATTAGATAGGATGTTATTTTGTTTCCAAGACACTCCTTCTAATAGATTTGCATCTAACAAACGAGTATCACTAGGAGAGTTATATCTACTTCCAGTAACAACCATACGATAATCATCTTCAATTGATACGATTTCATAGTAAAATACAAGAGGGTCATTATTGATATTCAAAACACCAACAACACTTCCAGTTGTGAAATTTTCAAAAAATGTTCCACTACCGGTGATAAAAGCAAAACTACCAGATTCTTCAACAGAAATAGTTCCATCATAAACATCTTCAGAATAATATGCATCATATCTTTTGAAAAGAACTTCTCTGAAATCGTAATCCATTTCGTTTCCTTGATTATCTTTTCTATATATAATTCTACCAAATGCAGGACTATCAGTTACTTCGGTTTGATTAAATGTAATATCGTATTTAATATTATCATTTGGATATTCGGGTTGATATGCATCTGATGCCAAAGAACCGGAGTCTAATGCGAATACAATTATAGGTGAAATACTACCTGTTCTATAATTACCAACTTGAATTGAGTTACCATAAACATCATAATCCGGTTGGTCATAACAAGTCCTAAAATCGGTAATCTTATAGTAAGTACCAGGTGTTAATGAATCAGTCGCTAATGAAGCGGTTAATCCATTATAAGTGGTTTCTACTAATCCACCACCAGCTCCACCACCGGTTAGATTACCTTCACTATCTTTTGCTTTGATAGAGCCATTTGTTGTATCTATAAACAAATTATACCCACCTTCTAATGGAGTATCTAAATCTGCGGCTACTTGCCCTTGTAATTGAATGTATTGCATATTTTTATATTATTGTTCCTGTTCCGTCTATTGATGAATTACCTATTAATATAACTTCTCCACCCACACTTATCTTACCATTATTTTCAATAACACTATCTTTAAGTAATAGATTTCCACCTATAAATAGTGTTCCTTCTTTTTTGAATGATTTGTTTGCGGAGTATTCTACTTCTTCATCACCACCTTCAATTAATAAAAATCCGTTTTCTAAAATATAATCTCCCGAAAAAGTTAATTGTTCTGTTTTTCTTATTAAATATGAATCGTATGTGTTATTCCAATTTGTATTTGCTGATAAATTTGTTAGTTGTCTACCATCTCCTAAATAAGCCGATGCTGTTAGTGCTGCCGTATATTTTACAGTCTTTTGTCCACCAGCATTATTCTCAATTGAAAATGATGAAGTTTCTTGCGTTACCGCATCTACGAAAATAATTGAACCTTGTGATATATAAAGGTCTTTCCAAGCATTTGATGGTGAACCTAAACTAAATGAAGATGTGAATGTTCCTTGTCCAGTTGCCGGTACTAATGAACCACTAATTAGGATTGAGCCACTTATAACTTGCTCACCTCTAAAGGTATTCGAACCTGTGATTGCAAATTTATTATTTAATGTGGCTTGTGATGCTGTATAATCATTAAAAGAAGATGTTGTTACTAAGAAAGATAAATCACTATCTTGTGCAGAATCTCCTTTTGGTCCTTGAACACCAACCGATGATATAGTTACTTTTGTTAAATTTTGTGTTACTTTTATTGCCATTTTATCTCGTTACGTTTTTAGATAATTTAACTTTACCTTCCAATAATCTCGTAACTTCACACCCTTTAACCACTTCTAAATCATAAACTGCTTCACCAAAATCTAATAAAGATGATGAATATGCTGATATATAGATACCTATTGAACCACTTTGTATTGGTGTTATACCATTTGAACCACTTAGATTAATACCCGTTCCACAACTATCCGAAAGTGATGATGATAGTGATAACAATGTTGTTGTTGACTCTACGTGCGGACGTATTTGCATTCTCGCATGATAACCACTCAAATCAATTGCCGAACCACTTTCATCGGTCCAATCAATTTGAAAATTAGTTGTTGCTCCTTGCTCTATTACAAATGAGTATCTTCCTGCTGCCATTATAATTGATGTTTAATACTTATAAATATTGTAAAATTTAGTAATGGAAAAAAAAGCATAAAAAAAGAGGAATAGTTCCCTATCCCTCTGATTTTATAATAAAATTTTATTTTTGATTCGGGTCTTCCAAATTTTTAATATATTCATCAATTAATCGACTAACCGCTTCCGGCTTTTCATCTGCCTTAAATTTTACTTTAATCTTAGCCATACCAGCTTCACTTGGATTGTAACCGGAATCAACCTCAATACCTTTGATATTGTGTTCGTATCCCTTTTTCTTAAATAACCCCAATAGAGATTTTTTAAGATTGGAAACTTCCTTTTCTTCATCACCAAATATAAGTCTACAAGAGAACTCAATATCTAATTCTTCCAACCCAATAGATGAGTGGTCTGCTAAAATATAAAGAGGAACAATCATATCCCTACCACCTATATTAAAGGAAGTAGTTTTGGGTGTACCATCTTCATTGAAATAGTTTCGGAGAGCATTAATATGCTGTCTTTCACTTATACCTTGAGAAACCATGGCGGCCTCTAACAGACCGCCAACTAGTTCCTCTACATTTAATCTTGCCATAATATATAACCTTTATTGTTTAATTATTACTTAGCTGCAGTACCTTCTCCGAATGGAATTAACGATGGCTCTAACATTTGAGTTAGGTAATCAGATAATTTCAACATACCTTCAGTTGCTGGTAATTGCTCAGCATGTACTTTTACATTGTATTTTGCTGAGTTATCAGTTGAACGAGTGTTTTCTTTGTTGGTTGAAACTTTACCTGCTACTTTAGCGTTAAAGCTCATTCCCCACCATTTTCCACCTGCAGACATTTCATAGCTGTTTTCACTAGCTGATGTATCCTTCGATGCTTCAGATGTTTTAACTTCCATAGCGAATTCGATGTCCGCTGATGTAATAGCCAATGATGGTAGTGGTACTAATGGTAACATTGGAACTTTACTATACAATTTTTGTATTTCTTGTTCACCTGTATCTGCGTTAGTAACAACACGATTCATTTCTACGTCTAATGAACGAGCAGATGTTTTACCTGTCTTTTCATCTTTTACGAAAGCAACTTCAGAAATGTACTTCCAAGTTACTTCATTTAATTTTGCTTGCCCTTTAGCCATTCCAATAATAGGAGAAACAATTAGTTCTTCTATTGGAAGACCTGCGAACTGGTCTGCGATTGATGCCATAAAATTTATTTTTTTTTATATTAGTTTAACGTAACCAAAGTTGTTTATAAGTATGTAGTATTTTTTGAAAGCAAATAGCTTTATGAAAATTTAACCATACCCTTATATTTCTTTTTTATTTTATCTATTTCCGAAATTGCTTCCGTAAAACTTTTTTTAATTTCTTCATTTACAGTAAAATCCATTATAACTTCACAATGTGGGCATGCCATCACTGGATGCTTTATAATAAATTGTAAAGTTAAACCAAGTGGTTGTTTACATGCGGGGCAGGGTAAAGCCATAAAATTCTACTTTATTATAAGTATAAGAGTTTTAACAAAACCGCATAAAAAAGAGGGATAGTTTCCTATCCCTCTAATTCTATAAAATTAAGTTTCTATTAAATAGAAGCTAAATCTTTAACAAAAATACGACCGTAGTACTCAGGACGAACCATTTTCTTAGCGTATCTTGTCATTACACCTCTACGAGGAGTAAAGTTTGTTGGGTCATACACCAAAGGAGTCATAATTAATGGAACGTATGGTGCGTAAACAGCTCCAGTTTCCAAGAAGTTTGAACCTCTGAATCCTAACAAGATTTCGTTTGAAGTCATGTAAGGGTTTTTGTAAACAGTGTATCTATTAGCGATAGCACCAACTTGCGTTACACCAGCTGCGAAAGATGCAGAATCCTTATCAGCGTTCACTGTAAATGCAGGAATCGATTCTAAGATAGTACATACATCAGGAGAAGCAACAACGAAGTTAGCTCCACCTCTTAATGTCAATTGGTGAATTTTGTTAGATACTTTGTTTAATTTAGTACCTAAAGTTTGGAACCAAGTATTCTTTTGGTAAGCCATTCCAGTTGCTGCTCCAGACCATACGCCTGATGCTGCATTGTATTCTTCACCAATAGTTGCTGACCAATACTCAGTAGTTAAAGCGTTTGATTTTAACATATCTAAGATTTCTAAGTCAATCTCTAAAGAGATATAATCAGATAACATAGAAGTTAATTCCGCTTCAGCGTCAATTGAGTGGTAAGCGTTCAAATCTTGCGCCAATTCAGGAGTCCATACTGCTTTCAACTTACGAGTCTTAGCAACGATAGCCTCTGATTTCAATTCTAAGTCAACCTCAGGAATATCGATATCAGTTCCGATTGTTCCTTCAGTATCTGCTCTTTTACCAGAGTTTTTACCATCTTCAAAATCACCTCTAGAGTAATCATTTGGTACAACTGAGTAAGTTAATACTACAGTTTGTGCAGCAGTTTTAGCAGTTTGTAAACCAGCAGATGCTGATACGAACATTACTAAGTTAGCTCCAGATACTTTGTGGAATTGATTTAAGTTAGTAAGTGAACCACTTGCTACGTTAAATGAACGTACACCATCTAAATCAGCTGTTGTTGGAGCTGTGAAAGTTGCTTTATGCACTTGTCCAGCTGCTACAGAAGCAGAAAGTTCAGATGTAAATCCTACATCAGCCCAAGATGCTGAAGTATAAGTGATTGCAGAGTGAGCGAAAGATGCAGTTACATCATTTACTGTGTATCCGAATCTACCTTCACCATATAAACCATTTTCAGCTACTGCAGTAGTACCGAAACCAGCACCAGCAGCAGAATCTTGTCCGTTACCACCAAAAAGTGATTTTCCAGAGAAAGTTGGGTTACCACCTTGAGCAGTACCATATTTGAAATCCAAATAGAATACAAGTCCAGAAGGTAAGTTCATAGGTTGTACACTAACGAATTCTTTAGAAGCAATCTCACCGAAGATTCTTCTTACTAAAGGTAAAGCTACACCGCTCCACTCTTCAGAGTTTGCACCAACACCAGTTTGTGTTGCTTCATCAAGCAATTGTTTTGCTTGGTTTTCCAAAAGTACAGCCATTGCACTTTGGTCTTTTGTCTTTAAGCCTTCAAGAAGTCCAGTTTTTTCCCATTTTGATTTAAGTTGACGAGTTTCGTTCAACATAACCGATTGTGGGTTCTTTCCTTCCATTAACTTAGATAAATCGAAATTTGCCATTTTATTTTTCTTTTTTAATGTGTTTGTTAATAAATAAATTATTTAATGTTTGCAAGTTCTTTGAATCTTGCAGCCATTAGATTTGTGTTCTCAGAAATGATTTCTTTCTTAGGTGCAGTTGAACGAGTTGGCTTAGATGCTACGCTTTCAGCGATTGCTCTTTTAGCTTTTCTTTCAGTACCTGTAAAGTTCATTGATTCTGATAACGTTGCGAAAACTAATTTTACTTCTCTAACAGAAGTTGTTCTGTCAAGATTTTCTACAACTTTACCTTTTTGCTCGTTAGTTAAATTATAACCTCTAAACAATTTGTTAGCGTAAAGTAATTTTGCGTTCAATAAGTTTACTTCGTTGATTGTAGATTGTAATTTTTTGATTACTGAATAAGCTTCTTCTAATTCTGCTTCTAATTCTGCAGAGTTATCAACAACTTCTTCTTCACCTTCAGTTACTTCCTCATCATCCCCGTAACCCATTTCTCTAAGGATTTCCTCTAAGTCGATTTCATCTTCTTCTTCAGATACAGGAGCTTCTTCTTCAGAACCCATTTCCATTTCTTCCTCTTCAGCTACAGGAGCTTCTTCGGGAGCAATTTCCATTTCTTCTTCTTCAGTTACTTCCTCTTCTTCAGAGTCCATACCCATTTCAAGTTCTCTGATGATTTCTTCTAAATCTAACTCATCTTCACCCATCTCATCTTCTTCAGACATTGATGCGTCATCAGCGTTAGTCGGGTCATCATACCCTTCAGCTTCTTCCATTGCTTCTTCAGAGTCCATTTCTGTTTCCTCTTCTTCAACAACATCAGTAGCTTCTTCTTCATTGCTTACCATAGCAGTTTGTTCTTCGTCATCACCCATGTCTAAATCCATTGAGTCCATCTCTTCTTCCATAGTTTCTTCCTCTTCACCTTCCATTTCAGCTTGTAGCTTTCTTGATAGGATAGATTGTAAACGTGGAGTAAAAGCTTCCTCTAATGCGATTTTAGCGTTAGCGATAGCGGTTTCCCTTACAGCCTTGGCATCAGCAATTGCTTCTTTTAACAATTTTGAATTTGCCATTTCTTTTACCGTGTTTTTTAAAATTTTCTGAAGTTATTTGAGGAACCTCAATGTAGTTGGTTTTGAATTGGTTGTTCGGTAACTACACATATAGGTGAGTATTCATTAACCAATAAACCCATAAGAATGGGTTATTAACAAAGATAAATATACATATTTTTTAGAAAACGATAAAAAATGTATAATTTTCTTTAGTTTTTTTTAAAATACATAAAAAAAGATGGATAAACCACCTTTTATTAATACGATTGCCCAGTATTTATATTAAATTCAGGTATACCATAATATGCAATACCTACACCAGATGATTGTGTAATCTCAGTTATACTACCGAATACATCTACTCCAGCTGGTATTGTATTTAAACCAAATGAACCAGATATTTGTGAAGCATTAAATTTAAGGTCAGTTACTGTAGCTGTTACCGTCTTATAACGATATACATTACTAACTGTTAATTGCCTAGACCCACTTATAATTTGAGCCCCACCTAGCCCATACGCATGTTTGTTAGAATCGATATACATAATAAAATTGTTTTTTAATATAGTTATTTTTTTAATTTTAAACTTCTTTGTGCGTTGGTTAAACCATCAATGATTGATTGCAATCCCCCCTTAACACCATCAGTATCTTTATCTTTAACTCTCTTATCTAAAATCTTTGTATTCATTTTTAAAAAGTTAATGATTGCATTTTCAACTGCGCTCCATCTAATTTCTTCTTCATTTACCGATTCATTCTTTTGGTGAAGTTTGATTGTAAGTCTTTGATTTGGATTACCATCGTGTCCAACCAATGCACTAACAAAATTCATTTTACCTTGCAAGTTTGCTGATTTAATACTTTTGAAAAGTTTTACACCATCCAAATTATGTTTATCAATAAAGGCTTGAACCGCATCACCTCTTGTAGCAGTTAATGCTGCAATTCCCATTGCTTCTTTACCAGCACCTTCAGTTACTACTGATTCTCTTTTATCAAGCTCAAAGTATATTCTACTTTTAACTTTTTGGAATGTATCAGCTGCTAACTTAGCGTTACCAGTAAATCCCATCTCCAATCCAATTTCTTTTGAACGAATACCTTTTTTAGCCAATGCCATTATTTGAGCTGCTACTGGTTTAGAAACTACTTGAGTTGGTGTATCAACGTGAATGATATGTTTGAATGCCTCAGTTACTACTGATTCTAAATATACATATTTACCATCAAATGATGCTGCTATTTTTTTTGAATTTAAAAAATCTGCTGCTTTTTTAGCATTGTTTGGTGAATCATAAACCATTGCACCATCATCTTCTACCATTTTAAATCCCTTATGAATACTACCCATATGTTTAGCAACTTCAGGAGATAACGATTCTTTAATAATATTCTCCATTAATCCAATTGCAATATCTTTAACTTCTCTTTCTGCACCAGCTGCATATTTCTTATTTACAATTGCAATAGTGTTTCCAGATACTTTAATTCTATACATCGGTATCATTGAAGTTGAGAAATCATACTTTACACCAATTTTCTTTAATTCAGAACCAACGTTCATAAATGATGATGCGTTTTTAACTGCTGCTTCAATTTTATCTAAATCAGCATCGTATCTTCCTTCGTTTACTGATTCTATTTCTGAAAGAACTGATTCTTTCATAGTTTCTCTTACTATTTTTCTTAATTGCTCTTTCATAATTATTTTTTTCCTAAACGTTCTTTTACAATTTCACCATCTAAATCAGAAATTTCATAGTATCTATTTAATATGTTACCCATATCTTCATAAAGTGAATGTAATCTCTCATCTAACTGTCTTGCTTCAGTTGCAACCTTTTCAAATGCTTTATCCATTTTATCTAACTCACTCATATTTCTTTTGATGGTTACTTTATCAAACCAATCATCAGCTTCAGAAAGTGTTAGGGTTTTAGCAGCTTCTACGATTCCACCCAAAGTTTCAGCTACCTCAACGATATCTGAATTTCTTTTCATTTGCTCTTGGAATGTTTTATAAGTTGAAATAATTTCTAAGAAGTGTTTTTTAACTTCGTTTGATAATGGTCTATTATCTTCTAATGATTCAGCTATACTGAATTTACCATTAACTATTTTTACTTCATTGATATTGGTTTTACGAATATCATTATATCCCTTAGATACGTTATTACCACCCTTTTGTTCTACTTTTAAAGTAAAGGTGTTATTTGTTACATAATCGTATATGTCAAAGTTTTTCTTGCTCATTATATTAATCCTGTTATGATTTCTCTCATTAAATCTTGTGCTTTACAAAATTCACCACAAACATCAGTACCAATAGATTTAACTACCGATTCGTTCATAGGTGTCATAAATGCACCATGCGTAGATGGATTGGAAACAAAATCCCAACCGATTAATTCAAAGTCCTCTTGAACTTCTACTTTATTTCCTTCTAATTGTCTAGTAGAACCCATACCTCTTGATGAGATACCTAATAGGATTCCAGCTCTTAACAATTCTTTTAATATGTTTCCAGATGGTGTTGGTAAGATTTCAACTGTACCACATAAATCATTACCTTCCCAATGAATTTCTCTCACATTATGAGATACGTTCTTCAAGTTGATTACAGACGAATCAGGGTGGTCTAATTCACCTAATGCTCGTCTTTCTTTGATAAGTGTTTCATATCTCTTTGCTTCTCTTTGTAAGATTGGCATTGGATATACTCTACCATTTTGGTTTTCCGCCCCAGCTCTTTGTAGGATTCCTTTAACGATAGTTCTACCAGAGGCATCTTCGTTAACTAATCCCTTAAACAAATTCGTTTCTATTATTAAGCTTTTCATATCTGCTCCTCTTATTATTTATGGATTAATTTATTGATTTGAATTTAGGATAGCCCCTACCCTCAACAAATTTAAAACCATTTTGTTTTTTCATACTACCTAAAAACAAATCTTTGTAGTATATTTCAACATACGCATATCCAGTTACTTTACAAATATGTTCAGCTGCTTTAATTGCGCTTTCCAATGTAGTAGCCAAAAAGTTTGTTTCTCTTTCGGTATTTCTTTGATTGGAATCCGTATAGAAATCAAACATAAATCTTTTTTTAACGTCTGCTGCTTCATTAAATGTATCAGTTTCAGAATTTACATTCTCTTCCAATCCAAATGGCTTTAACCAATTAATCCAATTTTTTGTAATCCAATTAGTTCTATTTTGTGGAGATACTGTCCAATACTTTTTATATATAGATTTAAATACCGGAATTAAACTACTATTTTTAAAACCTGCAATACCAGACCATCCTTGTCCACCTCTAACTGCTTGTAAAAAATCACTATCATCCTCATAATATTCCATTGAGTTGGATAATATATCTACCAATGCTAACATTGATTTATCATTACCAATTGCTTCGTTAACTGATTCTTTGATTACAACGATTCCGTTTTCATCACCTCTTTTAGCAGTTTTAATACCACCATCAATATCACCTAAACGATGTCTTACTTTTTTTGAACCCTTTGTATTACCATTTTTATCAGATGGAACGAATGTTGCTGAAATACTATCCATATCTACAACTTTATAATACTTCCCACCATCTATTCCCTTTAATCGGGTGAATCCTTGTCCTAATATTACAGAACCGATTTTTAAATCAGTTGGATATGATGCTTCATCTACTTTTTTACCAGCTCTTAAATCTGCTAAATCATCACTACCGATATCACCATCTTTATCAACATCTAATTTCTTTTGACCACCAACTAATTCTTCATTCTTTTCACCTCTACCATCCCATGTGGCATCGATTTTATCAAAAAATGCTTTCTTTTCCTCATCACTCATAGATGGGATAGATTTTCCAGCTTTTTCTAATGCGGCTTTGAAAAATGATTGATACTCCGATTCCTCATTAACGATTGTACGAAGTGTTTCTTTTAGTTTTGCTCTAGTAATATTCATAGTATAGGTTTCCTATTATAGTTTGCTAATTGATGTAGCAATATTGTTTAATCTCTCTCTTATTCTGAATAAGTTTGATTTAGTTCTTTTCCAATATTGGTCAGAGTTTAAATCACCTTCATTTTTAATCTTACCATACCAACCAAGGAATGTTTCGATTTCAGAAAGTTGTCTATTAACATTAGAAATTCCTCTACCAATTTTTTGTTTTGGAGAGGATTCATCTTTTCTTAATTCATGCCAACGATTTTCATCAACTTTTTTATATCCAGTTGATTGATTTATTCTTTTTGTAATTGCATCATCTGGTTCAGCTTCTTCATCAGTACCATCCGTTGCTTTGAATGCATTGGGAGTATTGTATCCAGCTACATCACCAGTTGTTGTTGCTTCACCTAACTCTAACTCCTCTTGCTGAATCTCTTCTAAAAGTTCATCAATTAGTTCTCTTAGTTTACTTGTCATTTAATCTACCCTTTAGTTCTTTAATTAATTCGTATGATATCATTAATGATGATACGTGATTATCAGAAACAGTCTTACCAATTTTAGTTTTATTTAAAACAGATACAGTCTCAGCTAATTTAATTTTAGTAACTTTGTCATTGATAGACTTATGTAATACTTTTAATTCTTTTACTATTGATGGAATTTCCTTCTCAACGTATTCTTTAAATTTAGTAGTATTGGTAATATTATTAATAAACTGCTTTAATAATTCTTTTTGACTTTCATCTAAATTAGAATATTTTTTATTAAACGTTTCTACTAATATTTTGTAGGTAAGTAATCTTAAATCTTTATCTTGTTTTTTATAAGATTCTACTAATTTCTGAGCATCATCTGATTTTTCTACAATTACTGTTTGATTCGATGTTATATTTTCAATTAAAGTAATTTTAGAATTAAAAATATCTTTAACATCATAATCTACCATATTCTTAGCTTCAAATACTTTATATATTGATGCTAATACTTTATAGTTAGTTATTGGAGATGATAAGAAATCATCCATATCGAATGATTCATTAATCTTCTTAATAAGATTATATTTTTCTCTTTGTAATTTACTTTGATTGATACGGGTATGCGCTTCATTGATTGTATCAATAAATTTTTCAGCTCTGGATTCTGACTTATATTTCTCCTTTAGTAAGAGTTCATATAATCTATGTTCTTTATTCAATTCAGTTTTTGGTGAAAAGAATTCTCTAACAATATGCTTTGCTTTTTCAGTCGCATCTCCATTAAGCACTTCTAATGTAATTTGCCTTACAAGAAGTTCAAATAGAATACCTGTGTTCTTAAATTTCGAATGTTTTACCTTCTTCATTTATTTTTGTCCTATAATAATATATTCATAAACGATGTAATCATTGTGTATAAATATAAGTTTTAATTTATTTACTAATTTTTTCCTCGTCTAACAAATTTGAATCATCTAAAAAGTCAACTTTTTCTTTTATAATTTGTTTTTTTGATGATATTCCGTTAATGTATTCTTTTGCAATATTTGCATTAACTCTAACCGCTGAACTTTCTCTTTTCAGAGCTTTTTGGTTTTCTTTAGCTCCTAATGGGTCTCTACCATAAGGATGTTTATCTTTACCATAAGTATTACCCTCTCTTGGTCTACCACCTTCATCCTTTAATTCCGTTTTAAGTTTTTCCAAACTTTCTTCGATATCAGTTGGTTGTTGTGGCATTGCCGGGTCATTTCCTTCGTTTTCAATAGCGTTATATCTGAATCTATCTTTGAGGTCATTTATCATTCCAGCTTTTTGTTGGTCTACCTCATCTTTACTCATATTGAATATATTTTCATATGCCCAATCTTTAGAAATCATATTTAATGCATTGATATCAGAAACTAATCTTACTTTCTCACTCCAAAGGTTTACTTTCTCTTGCTCATAGATTGTAGATGGATTTACCAATGATAATTCAAAATCAACCATATCAGCATCTTCGATACCTTGAGATGCTAAATGTACAATTGCCAATTTAGTAAGTTCGGATACCAATGTTCTTTGGATTCTCTCAATCGTTCTTGCAAATCTTACATCTTCTGCAGCAAGTGTTGCTTTACCATTTACATTCTCATCATACCCCAAATATGCTTTTGGAATTTTAAGAGCTGCAAACAATTTGTTTTTTAAGTAATCAATATCTTCAATAGCTGTGTATTGTAATCCACCTAATGAATCAATTTGAGTACCACTATCACCACCCCTAACAGGTAAGAAGAAATCTTCAGTTAAGTTTTGGATATTATATTTTAAGTTATAATCACCACTATTCTTATCAACAAATGGAACTTTCTTCATTTTGTTGATAATCTTTTGCATGTAGTTATCCACTTCGTTTGGTGGAATATTACCAATATCAATTTTGAAAACTCTCTTATCCGGTGCTCTCATAATTCTATGAATTAACATAGCATCTTCCATAAGAGAAACTTGTTTCCAAATTCTTCTACCATTTTCAATCATTGCCTTACCATAAGGTAAGAAGTTGGTATCTGATAATAATCTAAAGTGTACTACTTCATAGTTCTCATATTCACCTTTTCCAATAGGGTCATGATTAACTTTGAACTTAACATAGTTTGGATTATTTGGGTCAGTATTTTCCAATCTTTCAGTTTCATAAACTGGAAGTGGTTGTACATTAATAATACCATTACCTGGTTGTATTTCCACCGAAAGGAAAAAATCACCATACTTAACCATATTACGAGTCCATGCCCATAGGTTAAATTCAATATTTAAAATATCATAGAAAAGATTTTCTAATAATGCTTTTACTTTTTCGTTTTGAGTTTTGATTTGAATTACATCTCCAAATTCATTCTTTAATGTAGATTCATCTGAGTATATATCTAATGCCGATGATATAATCGGGTCATTATCCATAGCATCATAATCTCTAAATAATTCTCTACGAACTTGATGGTATGCCATTGACTGTGCAGCCATTTGGTCACCAGCAAATCCTCTTTGTAATTTAGTGTACCTATCTCTAAGGTTCAATAAATTAGTACTTCCTTGCTGTCTGTCATCAACATCAACTACTTTTCTCTTCCCATCCTTGTCAATTTTGACTACGGCTTGAGTAGAAAAGAGTTTTGTTAATCTTTGAAAAAACGTACTTTGTTGTTGTTCTGCCATTTTTGTTTTTGTTTTTATAACCTTTATTAATTTACCAAGCTTTACAACTCCAATACCTTGCTCCTGTTTTTGGACCAGGTGTATCACAATTGTGTCTTGCTCTAAATGATGCTCTTCGTTCTGGGTCTGATTTTTTAATTCTCATAGTTTCTTCACCTGCTGATTTTGCTGATGTTCCGCCATGCCCAAAATTTACTTTTACAACATTCCCTTTTGGATTGTTAACATATACTTTAAACTTCTTAACATCACCTCTCATCGGTTTATTGAGTTTTACCTCTCTTCCCTGATATTCGGCTTCGTTAACTTCCCCCTTTATGGTTTTTAAGAATTCTATGAATTCTTTTAAATCATCGTAGTTTTCAACATAATATTCAGTAACATCTTCTTCGAAAATGCCTCTGATTTCATTGTAAAGTTCTAAAGTATAATTTTCCATATATTTGACTAAATATTATCTAATACTATATAAATATCATTTTATATAACTTTACATAATTTTATAACCATTTACTTAAATCTTCAATACTACCATCCCCAACGTTCATTTGCCAAGGATTACTATCCATATCGTTACCACCATAAACACCACTATAAGTATATGATGATATACTGTTAATAGCTTGTTTTGTTAAATCAATACCCTCTTGTCTTAATCTAAGTGATGTATCTCTAACCCAAAGTGATATGGCTAATGCCATCGTAAGGTCATCATTATAACCACGCATTGCCTCAGCTCTACCATTGTTCCAAATGAATGTAAATAACTCATCTATGGTTCTTACTGAACGGATTATGATTGATTTTTCTCTTACATACTCCTCCAACTTTGAAATAATCAAAGGTCGGGTTCTTGATGTGGTTGAGAATCCAGCTACCATACTTCTATCCTCCGAACGATATTTGTTTGATAATTGATTATCCACATCCACATATTTTAAATCTCGAGATGTATAATACAAATTAGTATATCCCCTATCCAATACTTGTTGAATAGCTGCCCAACCAATATTTGCGTTTTCAATTACCAATAGTGCGTTGTTATATTCGGTTGCTAATGATACTAAGAAATTTCCAAAATCCTTTGTATCCAACTTACCTCTATATTCTGCTACTTGCGCAGATGCTTCAACATCAATAACGTGTGCGGTAGAGTAATCCGAAGAATCTCCCCTCGAAACGTCAGCTGATACTATGTAAGTTTTATTATAGTTAGGATATTCCCATCTCCAAAGGTTTCCATCAAATCCACCTTTTTCTACTGGGTCTTGCACAAATGTTTCTTTATAAAATTGTAGGAGTTGTGGTTCGATTACACTATCTCCAGAAGATACGAAATCACAATCACACTCTTGAGCTGCTCCCTTTGTTCCTAATAGAACCTCTTGTTCATCTCGCCAAGCTTGCTCTCTTTCAGGATGTACACTCCAATGGATTCTAATATTATTAAATGAGTTTGTTCCATCTTCAGAACCTACCCAAGTTTTGTGGAAAAAGTTTCCAACACCATTTGGTGTAGAAAGGATAATTGCGTTACCCCCAGTTGATAATGTAGATTGTGCAGATACCCATATATCTTCAATCTTATCGATAAATGCCGCCTCATCAAATACTAATAAAGATAGTGCTTCAGAACGACCAGCATCACTAGCAGCAGATGTTGCTTTGATTTGAGAGCCGTTTGCATATCTAAGTGATAATTTGTTATCCTCCACCGTTGTTAGTTTTAACCAACTTGGTAGATATTGATTCATAACCCTTACCTTAGTTACTAAGTTTTTAGCAACCTCTTGCTTTGTTGCAATAACCAATACGTTAAAATCATCATTAAATAGCATTTTCCAAAGTGAGAAACCAGCAGTCAATGTTGAGATACCAGTTTGTCTTGATTTTAGAATAATATTATAACGATGGTCTTTAAACTGAGTTAGTGTATCTTCTTGAAACGGAAAAAGGTGAAAGGGTATTTTACCTTTCACCGGATGTTGAATCATACAATATTTTCGCATGAAGTATATCGGGTCTTTTGCACACTTTTGATATTCTTCAGCAATAATTTGTTTTAATGATTTCTTTACTTCAGCCATAAATTACTTTATTAAAAGGACTGTAGTTGCAATTATTCCAACAATTGAAGTTACCTTATAAAATCCAGTTTTAAACTTCTGTCCTTTTAGTTCTTTTATTAAACTTTCCGATTTTTGTCTCTCTAATGAAAACTGCTCATCCTTTTTAGTAATGATTAATTCTAAGTTTCCAATCTTTTCGTTTTTAAGAGTATCCTTTTGTTTAAATAAACTTATTTGTTCATCTTTAAGTAATACTGTTTTATTTAATTCAACAATCTCCAATTTAGCTCCATCAAAACGAATTAGGTCTTGATAAACTAATCTAGCAATTTTTGTTGGTAAAACTACAACACTTGTATCTTTCTTAGTTAGCGTATCTTTCTGTGAATAAGCGCTCGAGCTCAATGTTACCAATAGTAGCAACGTTATTAACTTTCTCATCTGTATTATTTTTAATTATAGTTATGTTTTTTGTTACTTGTTGAATATCTTTATCTACATTAGAGATATGTGTATCAACTAAATCAATTTGAGTATCTATCAAATCATTTTTTGTATAAACCGAATCAATATCCTTTTGGATTGAATCAATTTTTTGATTATAGCCAGCTATATCAGTTTTAATTTGGCTGGTTGTAAATATACTCCACCCTATTAACACTGCGATAATAACCAATAAAATTACCAATTTGTTGTCTTTCATATTATTAAATTTAAAGTTTTGAAACCAATTCATAATTCTTATCTTTTAATAATTCATATGCTGCGTTTCGTTTTTCTATAACTTCGATAAGTTCCAACTTACCACTATCAATATCTTTTTGTATTTCAGTTTTTAACTGCTCTACATCTTTATCATTTTGCCATCTTTCAACTGAGCCATCTTCGTTTACATACTCATGTATATTGGATACCTCTTTATATGCGTTGTTTAATTTTTCCAAAACATCCGTACCATAAGCTGCCATATTTGAATAAATTCTATATTCACTATATGCTTCCCATAAACCATCTTGTTTTATTTGAAATTCTCGTCTAGCTAAACAGCCAGCACAATATCCAGTCTTTGAAATTAACTTCTTATCTGCATTTGAGTAGTTACCACTAACATCACAATCATTTGATTTACAACTTGAAATTTGTTGTAAATAATTTCTAACTTCAGACATGGTATCACTACTCTTAGATTGTCTTACTCTACCATATTCTTTTTGTTCCCAAAGATAACCATCTTTATCTTCCCAAATATCTCCAATGGTTCTGGAAACTTCCTCTTTTATATTAGAGAATCCAACTTGCGTATTTTTTTCGTATTCACCAGTCTGAACCATATCAGCCAACTTTCTACGAGTTGGATGCATGAAACTTTTCTTAAATTCTGTATTAGCCATAAATTGTTCTTATATATTCATATATATAAGTATTGAATTTTTTACTATTCGTAAAATAATCCAAGAATTTGATTTAATGGTGCAAATGTACCTGTTAGTTTCATTGTATTTCCATTGTACACAAATACGATACCTTCGTTTGGAACTATTTTATCTTTTCCACCAATAGCGTTTAATCTTTGTAATTCCATTTTAAGTTTTGCTATCTTCTTTTCATCACCACCAGTCTTAACATCTGATATAGTTTTATCTAATCTATCCTTCATAGCTCTAACCGCAGAATCAGGGTTTGCTGTAAGTACTGAACTCATAAATGAAAGTACTTCAGAGCCAACACCCAAAAATATATCCTCAAAAGGTCTAATATTATCCTTTGCTATCTTAGCGTGGTCATTCTTATCAATACCAGTTGCCCAACTTAATACTTTAGCATCGGTAATGTTTTTATTGTCTAAACGGAATGATTTATCATAGAATGCCCATCTCTTAACCAATCCCATTAGAGTTCTATTATCAATCGGAGATGGTGATTTCTTAGTTACAAAATCAGTCCACCATGCTTGATGATAATCAGCAATACCATCCGTATCGGATAGTTTAAACTTAGATTGTAGTTTTGTAATCTGTCCACTATATTTTCCTTTTAATGAAGTTAAGTTTTTTGATTGTGGTAACTTAACAACTGGAGGTCCTTGTATTGTATAAGCCGATTGTACGTTTTGATTTACTTGCTTAATCATACCAGCCAAAACTTTAGCTGCTTCTTGATTTTCACCAATTGCTATACCAGCTTCATTATATTCCATTGTTCCATGAAATACTAATAGTGCTTGTCCATAAGGAATTACATTTACCGAAGTTGGATATATTACCTCCAAATTCATAAAACATGCACCATTCTTAAAAACTTTTTCTCTTTGTTTTTCTGAAAGTGATTTTATTGCTTTTGATAAATCACTCATAGCAAAGTTGTATGCTTTTTCTAACTCACCTCTTCCGGCAAACTTAGTAGCTACTCCATTTATATCCAATGCCTTCTCACCTCTATTAGCTAGATGTCCTTTGTTTCTAGCAGCAACTAATCTTCCATTCACCCAACTGATTGCTAATGCTTGTCCATCAGTTTTTTCTCTTGTCAATTCCAACTTACCTTCTAATGCACGATTCACAATATCTTTAAGTTGTCCAAATGTTAAGTTAATTTCAGTATCAAATGGATGATTCATATGTCCATACGCACCACCTTCAGTTAATAACCCCTCAGTTATGTTTGGGTTATTATCAGTTCCACATTTGTGACACATATAGGTATCACTTCCACCTTCAGAAATTTTCCAACTCCAACCACAATTATCACAAATTACTTTACCATTTTCTACTCTTTCACTAATCCCACCACCCAATGCGTATGGTTCGTTATATTGTAATTTCTCAGCGTTAAATTTCTTTCTTAATCTTTTAAGAACTTCTTTATGTTTATCAATCCATGCTTGGTCTGGGTAACCCATTCCAATTCCTTCAAATGCTGATTTGGTTTTTACTTTATACCAACCACCACCCGGTGTTCTGAATATTCTTGCAGGTATTTCTAATATTCCATTTGATGGTAATTTAGAATGATACTTTGAATCAATATGAACAACCTTTACAATGAATACTTTTTTCTTATTATCAGCTCCAATCAATTCAACTTCTAATGGAACTGCTACTCCACCTATTTTAAGTTTACCACCAAAGATATTACCTTTAGTGTATGCTTCTTCTACTGATTTTTTAACCATTTCATATCCTTTATCTTCGGTATCCTTTGTATTTGTTTGATGACCAGGTTCTGTTTTTTTACTATCATCAAAATCAATTGTATCCAATTCTGCACCATATCCCATATCAGGTGTATATGTTCCCGATTTGTGATGTTGTAAAAAATTATGGTCTATTGTACCATCCGATTTATGATTTTTTGAATTAATATTTTCATTTTTACTTATTTCAATTGCTCTTAATTGCTTAAGTGCTTTCTCTTTAGTATCATGTGTTCCTAATCTATCACCACCATCCTTTGGATATACCACCCACTTACCATCAATATGTTTGATTGTTTCAACAGTCAATTTCATTGATTCTTTGCTTCTAAAATCTCTAGTTCCACCTTTATTATCTTTAAATCCGAATGATTTATAGAATTGGATTAATCTTCCCTTAGAACCCCCAAAATCAGATGATGGAGTTAAGAATACATCTTTTTTGGTTTTCTTTGCATAAGTAATAATATCATTCATTACTTTTGTACCAATACCCTCACTTCTTTTTTCTTTTGGAACAACTATTCTGTGAATTTCTAAGTATTCTGGATATTCATATACATCCAATTCCACACCATGTTTTTTCCCCAAATGAGAGTCTAACGTTTCAGCAATTACTGATTCAAATTTATATTCAGGTGTTGTTGTTTTGAATTCACCTTTTCTCATTATAGTTTTTGCAATAGCTTTATTAGCTTGAAGCATAAATGGTATATTGATATTAGTTCTATTATCCTTTGCTACAACTTGGTTGTATTGAGTTAAGAATTCAACAAATTTCTTTTTATTTCTACCTAATCTTTTAAAGAACCCAGTTAGTTCTGCTGCTGATATTTCCTTACCATTTCTCGTATCATTTAATCTATCGAAAAAATGTTTATCAGTAAGAACGATATCAATTGGATTTAATTGTCTATCAGCGTATTTATCAATTTGTTGTAAATCAGCCATTGGGATTTCGTTAATTACCGATTCGTTTTTACCAGTATCTGCTTTTTTAGCAGCAACACCAATTTCTTCTGCAAATTTATTTGACATTGGTATCACATCCTTTATATCGGCATCAATAACAATAACTTTCATATTAGCAGGTTTCCCATCTCTAATTGCGTTTGTTGTTACAGCTGCCCAACGATGATGACCATCCACTACATATCCATCTCTACTTACATAGATTGGAGCAGTAATCTTTGGATGATTCGGGTCATTCTCTAATGCCTTTGCCATACCAGCTACCTTTGCACCAACTAATTCAGATTGAGTTGCTTTTAGAGAATCCGATGGTAATTCAGTTTGGATAGTTTTAATACCCTTTCTTTTCAATAGTTCTCTAAACATTGGTTCCGTATCAACTTCACCATTTATATCTTTTTCCATACTTGCCGCAGGTGAACCTTCGGTTGGTTTGCCTTTAAATTGTGGCATTTCCTCACGAGGAATTCCAGCATTACCAGCACAATATAAGTTTGTTCCAGCTACAGTTATTTTACATAAATTGTAATTAGGAGCTGCTTCACCATTTTCTTTTGCCTGATTTGTTAGTTGAACCAACTTATCAATCTGCATTGAAATTTCTCTTTGTTGCTTATTTGAAATTTTAGGAATATCCGATTCTGAACTAAATGTATCTGAATCTGCTTTTGGTAATACCTTAGTTACATTATCTAATGCAACATTTGGTATTTCAGTTTTGGGTTTTTCTTTTTGCTTAACATCAGGTGCATGTTTAAACATATCCGAACCGGCTACTTTAGTTCCTTTAGATGGTTCCGATTTTGTATCACTAGCTCCATCTATTTTAACATACTTACCACCATCATTCTTTGAAAAAGATGGAGAAGATTCATCATCCTCTTTACCTTTTTGTTTATACACACCATGTCCAATATGAGTGTATTTGGAATCATCATTTTCATCTTCAAAGATTACTTGATATCCTTCCTTTATCATTCTAAAAGTTGCTACCTTTTTACCATTGATAGTTGGCATTCCATGTTCATCTTTTCCAATAGTTTTTACAATAACTTTTTTATTTTTAAATCTACCCATTAAAATGGTATCTCCGATTTCAACATCTAATGTAATACCTTCATCTAAATTAATTGATTCTGGTAATTTGGAAAGTTTATCAACAACCATATCAAAAATTGATTGATTGAATTTACCATAAGCTTTCTTTACAAAGAAATCTTTTTTATCCTCAGTACTACCTTTTTTTAAACCAATCCTAACATCAGTACCACTAATTGCATTTGGTTGTGCTGGTGATATAAAAACATACCCCCTATCAGCATATCCTTCCAATTCAATACTATCTTTGTATTTTTCAAAATACTTCCCACCCAAACGACTTGAATCTTTCTCACCAACCACAGTTATAAATGCAGTAGTTTCTTTATTGAATTTGCTTAGGATTTCAGTTGGAGCATAGGGATTTTTGACCTGAGCTATTTTGTTTGATGGGATACCAAACATAGTGGTCATTACCTTTACTTTCTCCTTAAAATTGAATGGGGATTTTTGATTGTCTGTTTTATCAGAGGTTCCGATATAAACATTATTTTTTCCAAACTTTTTTACTAATGTTTGGTAAGTAGCGAAGTGCCCTTTATGAAAAGGTTGAAAGCGACCAGAGTAAACAACAACTAAGTCCTTTACACTGCTCGCTTCTCCTAATAATATACTCTCTACTAAAAACTTTGATAAATCACTCATTATATGATAATTATTTCTCTTATACCATATAAATATAATAATTTATTGTTTTAGTTTTTTATTTAGCCGCTTGCTCTTTAAAAGCTGGATTATAAGTAATAGTACCTTCTCTTAAATCGATTTGACCTCTTGGGTATTCCTTTTCAAGACCAGCTACTAATTCTCTCATCGCATCATTTTGAGATTTAAAATCAGCTTCAGCTCTTTCTAAACCATCATGTAGTTTATCCATTTCTTCTTCTAATTCTTTTCTTCTCAAATAGATTTGCCCGAAAGCGTTTACTAATTCTTGAATTTTACCATTGCCTTCTCTTAGTGGAGTAAGGATATCTTCGGTTAATTCTACTGTAACTAACTCGATTTTTTGAATTGTTTCGTTTGCCATTGTTTTTTTAATTAAAAATTGTTTTTGAATTCATATATAAATATATCTAACTGAAATTTTCAGAAATTACACTTACCCCACGTTTTTGTATAACCTGAGATGAACATCGATTTCCAAATATAATTGATTCATTAATATTATTTGTTTCCAAATACTTTGTAGTGAATCCTGCTACAAAAGTATCACCTGCTCCTGAGATATCCATTATCTCAACTTTATCAGTTGGATACATATTGTTTAAATACATACATCCATCTTTATCTAATGTGATTATTAGTTTTTCTAAAATCCATTCATTATTTTCAATAAATGATTTATTATTTTGATATTCGGTTCTGTTTAATTTAATGAACTTTAAATCAGTGCACCATTCTCCTAATTTTTTTTTAGTATCACAAATTGTATTAGGGTGATTAAATGCTATTTTAGCAATATCAGTATCACTTAGAAATCCTTTGTTATAATCCGATATGACTATCATATCAAAATCATAAAAATTTATTTCAGAAAGTGTATTACCAATAGGCGGAACTACATCATCAATATCAACTCGTAAAAGTAAATGATTAAAACTTTCCTCAACATATCTCTTTTTTACAATCAATTGAGTATTACAAATCAATTCAGTTTTACAACCCAATGCTTCTAAATTTTCTTTAACATTATAAGCCATACCACCATTGGTGATTGTATGTGATTCTATAAAAACAGGTGCAGGTCCTTCAGGTGATAATCGTGTAGCTTTTCCATAAACGAATTCATCTAAACATCCCTCACCTATAATTAATACTTTACTCATTTGTTAATATTTTAGTTGTACTGAAATCATCCATTCGATTAAAATACACAATTGATTTTGCGTATTGTTCTCCCACTATTGGTTTATTTTTATAATCAGACCCAATTACAAATATATCAGGGTTATATGTTTTAATTACATTTTCTAATAATTCAGCTGAATCAAATATAACTACTTTACTAACTCCTTTAATTCTTTCCAAATTATACTTTCGTTCTTCTTCAGTATGGAACGGTCTATCTTCTCCTTTTAATTCCTTTACTCTCCTATCGGAATCAATTCCAATAATAACAATATCACCAAAGGCAGATGCGAACTCAATCATCTTAAAATGCGCATGATGTAAAACATCAAAACATCCATTTAACCAAACCTTTTTCATAGAAACTTTTCTAATTCATTAATAACCATCTGAGATGTAATTGCTTTAGTACATTCAAATTGCCTATCCGTACCTTTATGGTCTGGACACCAATTCCAATCACCAGCATCTAATTTTAATCGGTTAAAGCATCCACCACATTTATCTTTAGGTGAAGTTATTCTAACACAATCTTGCATTTCTGCCCAATCATATGAGAATCCACTAATCAATACCGTCTTTGTACCCAATGCCCAACTTAACCAACTTAACCCACTACCAATACCAATGAATGCTTTTGATTTTCTCATTTCATCCATTACTTTTTCCAAAGAACCGGCTGGGTGTTTGACTACTCCAGTTGGGTGTTTATTACCCATATAATCATTATTCTCTTGTGATAATAGTTTAACTGTATAACCTTTATCATTTAACCAATTCACTACTTCTTGCCAACCATTTGGGTTATTCCAATACTTAGATTGAGCAGTTCCATGTATTGCTATTGTTATTAACTTATCATCTTTAACAATATCTGATGATGGTAACTTTGGTTTTATTTCTTTATATGGTAATCCCAATATATCAGAACCCATTTTTTGCATTGTTTGGGATTTAAAATCGTTTGGATTTTTTCTGTTATTTACACTACCATCTTCATTATAGAATAAACCAACAGTATACATTGCGTATAAATTTTCAACACTTTGACCTGGTTTTACAAATTCTATATTTGGATATTGTGACTCTAACATTTCGTTATGAAATGTAGATACAATTAATTCACAATTATGTACTTTCTGAAATTCGTCAAAGTATGGAAACCATGCTAATGTATCACCCAATGCTTTTGATGATAGTGCTAGATAAACTCTCTTATTAGTTGCGGTATAATCATGTTCAAAAAATAAAGTATTACCTTCCCATATTTCAATTCTCCAATCTATAAAATACTCAATATTACATTTAGCCCAAGTATTGTTTGATAATTCGGTTGTGAATAAAACATTACCATTACGTTTGTTTATAAACTTAACATTGTATTTACCCGTTTGGTTTCCCAATACTTCAGCCCAAGGACCATTTACGAAATGATAATTTACTTTATTTCGTACTTCAACAATGTTATTTAAATTTTTAGTTAATTTATCGTAAATCATTAATTCCATTTTTTTACTTCTCTATCAATAAGAGAAAATCCATCTGCTTGTTTAACATACATTTTATTTGTAGTATATCGTAATTTAGATTCTTTATTAAACACATCAGTTAACCATAAATCATATCCCTCCCATAGGGTATCATTAAATCTATCAATCCACCAACTCTTTGTTCTATTTGGTATTAGATACGCATGTGCTAAATCTTGGTTTGATGCAGTTTTACTGAATAAATCATCAATGTATTCTTTACTTCTGGAATTATTGTTTGATAATCCAATAAAGTAAACATCATCTCTTTCAGAAATAAAACATGCTTTATGAACTGCTTCAACAAATTCTTTTAATCCAGTGAATATAAACGCATCAGCTTCAAATACTAATGTATAATCAAATTCATCATCCATAGCTTCTAATGCTCCCCTATGTGCGTTAAAGCACCCATAATGCCTACCCGTTAATGGACCTAATCCATTCCCAAAGTTTCCCGGCTTATCCGATATCTGATTTGGTCTTTTACAAAAATCAGATGGTGGTGTTCCATCAAATGGAGTATTTACAATTGGTTGATACACCATTCCATAACTTTCCAATTGTTTTAGTGATTCTGAACTAATTTGTTCTCTCAAATCATTTGGCTTAGTCATCAAATGTTTAATTTGAATCTTTGGTTTTTTTCTAACAAATGAACGATATACGTGCTTTGCTTGATTATAAAAAAATTCATCAGCTGCTCTAGTAACCCCCGGAAAGAAACTTCCACCATAATCATCTCCACTAATAACACCACCCGGTTTTACTTTATGATACCAAAAGTTTAAATCGGATTTTAAAGAATCATAAGTATGACCCGCATCCAACATAATAAAATCAATTGAGTTATGTTGAAATTGATTTGATGCGTTTTCAGATGTATCCTTTATTACGTTAAATAATTTTGAGTTATTACTTAACATAGTATTTTCCATAAATTCTGAAAATATATCCCCACCAAATCCACCAACTATTGTATCATGTATTTCTTCACCATCGGTACCTTTCCAAGTATCAACAGTTGTAAATTTAATATCTTTATTAGAATCTTTAATTAAGGTAGCCATATGATTGGTTGATTTACCCAACCATGCACCCAACTCAACAAATACATCACCATCGGTTCCATTTTCAACCATTTCATTATACAAATGTTCATATGAAAACCAACCAGGAATTTCATTAAATTCAGGTTGTAGTTTTTCTAATATAATTTGTTTGGTTTGATTTAGGTTATCATCGATATAAGTAACCAATTCATTATTATCATATGAATCCAAATATGTGTGTAGTTTTCTGAATATAGATGGTAATCCATATCCCAATGCCTCTTTAATAGATAATGGATTTAATTCCAATTTAGAACTAAAGTAAAACATATCCGATGCTTTGTAGAATTTATCTACATCACTACGTTCACCCCATACAATACAATTATCAGGTTTGTGTTTCATTATTGGTCCCCAATATGATTCAAAGTTCATAGCTTGGTTTCCGATAAAATGAAATTTAATTTTATATTTTTCTAATAATCTAGCTACGTTGAATATTTCACCCTGATTCTTACCTTCAGTAAATAATCCAACCATAAGAACATGCTTCCAATCAGATTCAAATCCCAATTCGTTTTTGAATTCGTTTTTATCATACTCAATAGTTTCTATTGGATAATCCCATACACGTGTATCTACTCCCACCAATTCAAATCTTCGTCTACTCCATTCAGATACTAAAACATATCTATCTGGATGATATTTGATTTCATTTGGATTTGTATGAGAACCATGTGTAGATGCTACAATATAGTAATTTCTACTATTGTCAAAAATAGTATCTAATATATTGTGAGCTAAAAAATGTTCGGGGATTTCCGTAAAATGAATTATGTTTGGTTGAGTTGATTTAATAATATCCACAAGTTCGGATTTATTATCACCCAATGTGTACAACTTACATAAATCAGCTATTTGATTCTTTTGTACTACAAAGGCATCACCAGAGTGATTGTTTACCTCAACTACCTCAATATCAAATTTATCTTTAAAGATTTGAATTTGCTTTAAAAGGTATTGTGGCATCCCACCAGTTGAGAGATGGGATGCTATATATAACAATTTTTGTTTTGACATAACTTATTTATATGTTCATATCTTACAAAGATACAAAATTAATTTGGTATTTCCAAATTATTTATTAATAAACTACCGTCCCAGCTTCTAAATCAATTTGTCCATTTGGATATTTAATATCCAATTCAGCAAGTTCGGTATTCATATCAGCAATAGATTTATCGATTCTATTACCAAATTCTTTTTCTTGAGATTCAATATCTGCAATTTGAGATTGTAATTGTCTTTTACGAACAGCCGATTGTCCCAATGCAATAATCATATTGTTTTGTTCTTCTTGAATTGATTTTAATTTATCAATTACCGATTGTTCTAATTGTTCAGTTTTTTGTTCCATAATTATTGTGTTTGTATATTCATATATAAGTATATACTTTTTTATTTAAACGAAATTATTCAGGTTGTATTGGGTAAATATATGGAGTTGTATTTGTAATATCTCGTAATGCTTGTCTATAAGTTGCCCACTCCAATTTCTTTTCAGCTGATAGTGGTGAATCATTAAATTGAGTCCAATCGGATTCAGATAATAGATTATTTCGTTTCAGTCTAACCGTAAATAAATCCCGTTCAGCTTGTTCATCATTAGTAAGTGGGTTTTTAGTATGTACACTATTTACATATTTACATCGAGTACTAATTGCCTCTTGCCACTCATCATAGGTGAGTTCAATTCGATTTTCCGTAGGAATATACTTAATATCCCAAACATCAGTTGGGTAAAATCCAGTGTAATTCCCATCAGAATCGTATGTTGCAAAAATTTGTCTTTCAGTCATAATTTAATTTTAATTAATATAATATATTATCCCGTTGGAAGATTACCAATAGCTATCCAATACCCATCAACACTATCTAATACTAAACTAACACCAGATGTGGTAAGGTTATATATATGATTATATCCATTTGAACCATTTGAACTTCTATAAGATGCACAAGTTACAACCGGTGGTGAACCAAATGTTACAGGGAATGTTACGTTAGCAGAACTATTTATTCTTCCCCATTGTATAATACTACCATCTGATAATTTTTGGTAATTATTTGTAGACATTGAACTAGCAACCGTATTTGTTTGGTGTTGGTTTCCTAATCCAATAAGGTTATCGGTATAAGTATATGCAAACCTATTTGATGAGTTACCAATATTGTACAATGAATCAGATTCAGGTATAATATCACCCTTTGAATTAATAGCTGTTGAGGTATCAACCCCAAGACCAACTGTTTTTTCAAAATATGATATACCACCGGCTGCTTTAAGTACTTCTTGATTAGCTGAACCTGCTGGTTTTCTTGGTATTCTAACATAGGTATCAGGTGTTGATACTACTTGAATACCACCGGCTTTAATCTCAACGAAATTGGATGGAACAGATACATTTAATATAGTATCGTATGTTGGTGTATTTGCTAAAGTTGGCCCAACAGTATGTGATTGGTATGTAAATGAATATGAATTAATACTGGAACCAATATTTGCTCTTTGACCCGAATACCCATAAAATCTAATTGAATATCTAAATCTAATATTACCAGTAGATGTTAGATTCATTGAGCGCGTTACACCAGTTTGGGCAGAAACATTATTTTGATAACCACTTATAGTGTTGGTTGAAATATATGTCCAAGTACCATCATTATGTGATATAATATCATCTGAAACATAGTTATGAACTCCAGGTACAGAAAATGTATATACCCATTCATCGGTTTTAATAATTTCAACACTATCAACTAATACCAATTTAATACCATTACCATCTTTGATGTTAATCATACTTTTACCAGCAACTAATTCAACAGTCTTTATTTGTTTATTATCGTTTAACCAAAATCCATGCGAATCAGATACTCTAATAGTTTTACCACCGGCTGATACTTTGTAAACTTTATCAACTTTTCTCTTTTTAATTTTAGCTATTTCAAATTCACTAAATTTGTTTACTTCAGTATTATCTAATTTATCATTCCAACTCCATGCTATTATTTTTTCACCTTCAACAACATCTTTAGCAAGAATAGTTTCACCAGATGATAATATAATTTTAGTATCACCAGTTACGGATACAAAACTTTCAAGTTTTACGTTGTGGGTTAATATACCATTAACATAATAAGTATGCTTACCAGATACTCTAATGTTATAAACATCATCGGTTTTCTCATTTATAGTTATTGATGTTATCTCAACTTCTTCATTTTCTGAATTTAGGAATATATCTCCAACATTTATTTTATCAGTTGTTTTAATACACCAAACACCATTTTGTTTAATAATATGTTTGTGTGAGTGTGTACATTCAATTAATCCATTATTTATATTGTAAATTTCATTATCAGCATATGATTTGATATCCAACACCTCTTCAATTGTTTTTTCGGAATCGGATATATGGGTTGCAGTCCAATCATTTTCTTCGGAATATTTTGGTGTTAATGAATCAATATCTAATGATTTAATAAAATCACCAATTTGAATATCTTTAATTTGTTTGAATGAACCATCACCCATTTCAATTAGTGATGTTCCAACTAAACACGTTCCACCTCCCCCTTCTTCTATATATTCTCCGGTATAATAATTACCAGCATTATATGAACTAACAGCTGCGGCTGTTCCAAGTAAAGTTCTACCCACAACAACACCAGTAGAAATATTAACTGCTTCTAAATTTAATTCTGCGTATGCAACAGATGGTGATGAATACCCACCATGGAATTGCCCATTGAATGTAGGTAAATACGATGGGTATGATGTGGTATGACTAACTCCTGCTGGAATTGATACAGATACGGCTGGTATATTTAGTGCAACTTCAAGTGCTCCTGCTGCTGTAACATTATATGAACCCGTTGATGGTAATGATACCATATAACTCGAATAAACAAAATTGGCATTAGATGTATTTGTTGTTACCGATTGTGGTGTTGGATATACAACCCCCGAACCCGTAAACTGAAAGTATTTAACATCACCTGTGGTTGTTGTTAATTCATTTGAAGGTGATATAATTACCTTTTTTTCACTACCAGTATAAAATTGTAATTCAGGTAAAGATGGGTCAAATATTATTTCACTATTATCATCACGTAAATTACCACTATCAGCATCAATAATCCAATCTCCGATTCTACCATCAGTTGCGTTAATACTACCAGATAAACCTGCATTATTAGCGTTTACATTTCCATTAGCATCAACAGTAAAATTATATCTAATTGGATTTGAACCAGAAATTATTCCTATGTTAATAGCTCCTCCATTTATTTCAGAACCATTAATTGTTGAACCTTGAACGTTTCCTGAGAAATTAACACCATCACCCGTATAGTTCAAATATGCACCATCTTTACTTCGTAATGAGAATAACGGGTCATCTGACCCAGATGGAAATCCTAAAAATACACCAACCTCATCAAAACTTTGACTTAATTGCCCCATTGAAAGGTATGGTTTATCGGATTGATTTAATGTTGAACCTGATGTTGATAATCGCAATCCCTCACCAGAAATTATTCTAAATTCACGACTACCCGCTGATAATGAACCTTGTGTATATGTGTAATCACCATTGGTATTGGGATAATAATAAGAGGCACTTGCGGCGGAATTAAATTTAATTGTTTGACCATATGGATTTGATGCTGATAGAAATAATCGAGTTTCATCTTCAGAAATTCCATAAATTTTCATTGCAGGGAAATTCAAAACATTACCAATACCCAATACAGCTACATCAAATGCTTTTATAATATGAGATTTTAAATCACTTGGTACTTCTGGATATGCACTTTCAGGTTGGTCATAAAGTAATTCTTGTATAAAATCATAATATGATAATGGAAAATCACCAGTTTGCCTTACTTCTAAATAATTTGCACCAGATGGCCATGCAATATATGAGTCTAAAGAAGAAGATACGACTTGCAGTGATGATGTTGTGTGGAATGCAATTTGATAAGATGAACTATCTGCATATAATCCATTTGATAAAAATAATTTTGAATTACCAATTTCACTATTACTTGCACTATTACTTGCGCTTAATATTCTATGATTCGTAGTAAGTGTACCAAATACCGTTAAAAGTGCAGAACCACTACCATCAAATGGATTAGGTCCTTTAAGTGCTCTATTTGCTCCAAAACCTACTAGATTATTCAACCCAGCATATACATCATTATGTAGAGATGCTGTTACTTCCGTATTATATTGATATCCAACGGGGAATGTAGTTGGGAAGTAGATACCAGATGGGTCAATTATCCATCCACCAAATTTACCAGCAGATGCTGATACAATACCAGATACATTTAATTCATTTCCATCCCAACGTAAGTGTCTTGTACCATCACCATTTTCAATTGATAATAATCCAGTTGTTCCAGCAGTTCCAGTAGGTCCACCATCTTCAGTTACACCAATATAAACTCCCTTTTGTCCATAACCTTGAATTGATTGTCCGATTGATATATATGGTTCACTATCTCCACCATAAATTGTAATTTGTGGATTAACATCATATGAAGTTGCTGGTGAACCTACATTAATTGTATTTTTAATAAATGATTCTTCGAAGATACCAATCTTAGCTGCTACAAAGAAATCTTCTTCTCCTAACTCTTCCCAATAATCAGTTTGAGTATTAGGTTGTTTGGCGCCAATTAAAGTATATCCAGAGGGTACAGTATCAATTGATTGAGTATATAATCCAGAAACAGTATTTGATAAATAAGTATGAGGACCCGATGGTAATTTAGTTGCGTAATACATCTCAGGTGTACCATCTCCATTCTTATCAAATAAAACTGCATCTCTCCTTTTCTGATTTAAATCAAAAAGATAATTAGTTGAACCACTCCACTCTCCTCTAAATACAACACCAGGACCAGTTGCTCCTTCAAATACTGTTGTTAATGATTGTGATAAGAAATAAGTTGCTCTACCATTTTCTATATCAACTTTATAAACAATTGTAGCTGCTTTATTATCTTGTGGATTTGCCCAAGTTTGAATTGGTGCCACCGTAGCAGGACTTCCTGTTGGTCGATTTGTTTGAGTTATAAATCCGGGTTTACTATATAATGATGCTGAGAATTCTCCCAATGTACCAATAACATTACCAATTAAATCTAATGTTTCCTCAGAGTAAGTACTAACATGCGTTAATTCAGTAGTTCCTTTAAATGCTCTAATTTGTGTACCAGTACCAGTTAACGTTGTACTTCCATCAGTTTCAACTAATACAGCAGTTGCTGGATTTGTTAATGAAACTTGATAGTTATCAGCTCCCGCTTTTATACCAGTAATAGTTACTTCAGATGTAGCAATTACCCCAGAGGTAGTATTACCATCTCTAATTTGAACTTGCCATGTTGCATTTTCGCCAGGAGATGTAGCATCACCGGAACCAATTTCAAATACATTATCAGTACTAATTGTACTATAAGCAAATCCATCTTTAAAATATTGGTAATAAGTTTGAGATGCGGTAACATTAAATGCAGTTGCCGTTAAAAATATTGAATCTAAGGGAGAAGTTACTACACCATCTCCATCAAAATTAACTACTAATGATGATGCAGCCAAACTAACCGAACGAGCATTTACTCCTTCTTTTTGTTTTGTAAAAGATTGTGTACGAGTTACATATTGTGAACCAGTTACAATACCATTTGTAATTGAAAATGGTCTTATTAAAATTGAATAATCAATACTAGCTGAATCATCCGTCATATTACTCATTGATACAAATAACATTGTATCATTTAACCCATTATCAGTTGTTTCCGTTTTTGATGCAGTTAATAAACCAACAGTAATATTATTTACCGAAATAGATGCGGTAAATGTTCCTGGTAATTCTTGTGAATTAAACTCTAAATATTCATCACCTTGCTTAACTTTTAAAGTTGTGTTTGTTGTTGTGTAATCATATACACCACCATTTTCATCAGCAGATAACGCGAGTATTGTTGGGGCTAATTCAATATTGATTGCAGCTGCCCCATCAACACTTTTTTGGAATTGTTGAAAGAAACTTTGTGTATAATAAGATGCGGTATAGAATGGATGAATTTCTAATTTATATTCAACACTAGCGGTTAAATCAGTCATATTGCTAAATCCACTTATACTCATAGATGCATCTCCCATTATTTCATCAAAGGTAGAATATTGAATTCCTTTTGTAATAATAGATGCAGTTGTAAATGTACCCGGTTTTTTACTACTTGTAAATATAAGTGGTAAGAATCCCTGCGTTATAGTAATATCCGTAGCTGCTGTTTCATAACTAAATACTCTACCTCTTTGGTCAGCATTTAAAGTTATTGGATTTGGATTAATTTTTACTACAATTGCATCATCACCCGGGTCTCCATCGGGTACAGATACGAATGTTTTATCAATACTAATAGATGCTGATGTATAATCTTCTAAATAAGTAAATTTAGTACTTAATTGTTTTGTTTGAACTGCTTCATAAAATGGAATACCATTTTGACCGGGAATACCACTATTAATTATATTATTATCAAAATCCGTTACCTCAACACTAATTCTTCTATCAAATGTACCGGTAACATAAAACATATAGTAATATGGTTCAATTGTTTCCGGGTCAACAGACATCGATGGGAATATATTCAATGTACCACTTATAGGTGCTTCGTTTGTTCCTCTCAAATAGAATGAACCAGTTACTCTACCAATATTTGGAGTAAACTCTCTTTCGGTTCTTGATTTAATACCAAATTGTTCGGTATCGATTGGTATAAATCCAGATGCTAAACCATCTTGTAAATCGGTTAGGATAATTGAAGTTAAAATATCATTTTGAGTTGGACCATCCATAAGGAAAACCGTCAACTCCCCATCAATAGAATCTCTATTAAATGTTGCGTTATAATTCAACTCACCACTACCAGTTGTACCAGCTTTTAATCCTCTAATAAATCCACTACTACTTGCTTCAGATAATAGATAATATGATGATGTTGGTTGTCCTAATGGTGTTAATGATGATGATAATACTCTTAACTTTGCATCGGAGAATCCAATTTGTGGTAATCCATTTTTTAATATAATTTCATTTGTACCATCAATACGAATAGCTTGTAGTTCTAAATCGTTATCAGAACTATTCTTTATAAATGTTCCTCTATAAGGTCTAATTTCAAAGTTTACACCACCCTTACCATCAGCAACTCTTGTAATTACAACTTCATCAGTTACTCCTTCTACTTCTCCAGTAAATCTGATATATTGTACAGTGATATCATTTCTAGAACCAGTAAAATTAGAAACGTTTAATGTTGGAGTAAGTGTGTTTATATTATTTAATAAACCCGGATATCTTCCACCAATATATTCAGATGGTAATATATAATCACCAAACTCATCATAGGCACCAGACGTATATGTGATTGAACCAGTTATTACACTTGTTTCAACATTAAATATAATTGTAGTTGGTGGTAATGGATTAGCAGGTGCAGATGCGGAATCAAACGCAAAATATAATTGATTTGGTGTAATTGTAAGACTCTTATTATAAAGATTCAAATTACCACCATCAAATGTTTTTGTTTTTTCTACTGCTACTGGAATGTAATTATTGTTAATATCGTAGAATTCAAAACGATAATCAAATGTTTCTTTTTGTAATGTTTTTGGTACAGTTTGTACAAATGTTATTTCATCAGGTGAAAATGAAGTTTCTTGCGATGCTTTAAAACTAATATCACTTATATACCAATCACTTCCCTTAACTTCAAAATATAATCTAGCATTATCAAAATCATTAGCTATAATATTTTCACTTAAGTTTACTTTTTGTAATACTGAAGTTGATGAATCAATTGTAGTAATTGTTTGAGATGTAGGTGTTCCATTTAATGAACCACTTAAAAATACTTTAATAAAATCACCAGTTGTATTTTGTGATTTTCTTGCATTTAAATTTAATGTATATTCAACACCTTGTTGGATACTTAAACTTTGAGTTGTATAAAAATACGTTCCCGCATTTGAATTTATTTTGGCCGAATTAAATAAGAAATCTCTATTAAATTCAACCGAAACTGCATTTGATGAGGTTAACCAATAATTATCTAACCTAATATCAGTTAAATTACCATAGTATTCTTCAGTAGCAGTTACAGTTTCAATATCTCTTAATAATTCATTAGATTCTAATTGTAAATCTTGAACAAATTCATAATCAGTAAGATTTGATTGAGAACGTCTAAATACTTTAACTCTTGCCGCATCACCAACGAATGTTTTCATATCGGTGATATTGATTTTTGCAAATGAACCAGTAAGTGCAGTTGCTAAATCAGAAACCCCCTCCAAATAATTGAATGTTACTGAGTAGTTTTGATTTGTAAATGATTTTACAATACCATTTTGAGAATATGGTGTAGTTACTATAATTTCAGTATCGCTTACAATATCATCAATTATACTACTATAATTTAAGCTATCTACCGTAATAGTTTGACCAACAACAGACCCTGTCCAATTATCACCACTAGCTACATTTAATCTGTATGATGTTGGTAATGTGAATCCCGTTAATTTTGCGTTTTCATTTGGTACTAAAGGAACACCATTAACAGTACCTGTCTTAGTTATTGCTAATGAATTATTATTAAAAATTGGTTTATTTATTTCAGTAATCTCAACTTGAGGTCTACGATAAAATCTAACTCTATCTTCATTGGCAAGGTTTTTATTAACTTGAAAAGTTCTTTCCCATTTAACATTATATGCACCCTTCCATTCAGCAGGAATATCTCTTGTTACACCATTGTCAACATATTGATTAAGTTCACCTAATACAGTAACTTTACCTAATCCAATTGGAGTATCTTCATAAATGTAAACTGCTATTAGTTTGGAAATTCCTTCATAATATTCAGGTATACCATTTCCAGGTTCGTAATAGATAGGGTCACCATTAACATCTAATATTTCAATTTTGATTTCAGTAGATGGTTGCAAGTATTGCGAACCTTCAATTAGGAATCCATTTTTACCACCTGTAAACGTATCATTAAATTCAGTAATTCTGAAATAATCCGAATTTGGGTTATTATCTATTACAAATGTACCAAATGATGATAAATTTTGTTCTGGTGAATATTTTTTAATTCTAGCCATTTAACTAAGATTTCTTTGTTGTTTCTCTTTATAAGTATTTGTATTTTTTAAATATACATACTTATTCTAAAGAAAACTAAAGAGTTCTAAAGAATGGTTAGTTTAATACGATAAATTATGAATAAGAAATATGCTATGTTACAAATTGATGCTGAGGTTCATCAATTGTTAAAAGATTTTTGTAAAGATAAGGGTTATAAAATGAATGGGTTGGTTGAGAGTCTAATTAAAGATAAAGTATCCCCATTTAAAACTCAACAACCAACCAATATTTTAAGAACTAGAACTTAACGCTAGAGAACCCATTCACTTTTTTAATTTCCATTAAGGAATCTACTACATCTCGCATTGAATCAATATGTGATATAATCATCACAAAGTCAAATTGAGTTTTAAGATAAGCGAACAACATATACAATGATGTTAAGTTCTCATTATCTAATGTTCCAAATCCTTCATCCACTACTAAGAAGTTTGGACGAGGCAGGTTACATACGTTGATTAGAGCGATTCTAATTGCCAATCCTGATATAAACTTCTCCATACCACTACACATCTCTAAACTCCATTTCTGGTCATCATAGACAATATTAGCGTTGATGTTTTTACCATCCATATCCAATTGAACTCCGAACTCTACAATTTGACCTAAGATATTATTAACCTCACCTTCAATCATAGGAAGTGCCTTTGATATCAATTCATATGATATACCATCCTTACTTAATGCATTTAAATAGTATTCATATAATCCAAATTGTTCTTCTAACTCCTCAACCTCTTTTATTCTCGCCTCAATAGTTTCCTTTTGATTTGTAAGGGATGATACATCACCATTTAAGTTAAGAAGTAATTTATTCTTTTGCTCTACTAATGTTTTAGAAGATGCTAAATCAGTTCTTACAATTTGAATTTCAGTTCTGATTTCTTTGTTCTTTTGGATTTGTTTTTCATTCTCCAAATAATCAGCTATAAGTTGTGTAACTTCCTTAACTTCATTCTCTAGCTTAACTTCTTGAGTTTCAATTGTTGATAACTTGTTAATAAGTGTTGATAACTCTCGTTCTACCTTAGTTTCATCTGATTTGGTATCACTTAACAACTTCCAACTTACTTCATAATTCAATAATGAATTTACAGATGATTCTAATTCTAACTTAGTTTCATTATACTGAGATTGCCTTTCCTTAAATTCTTTAATAGATTCAACGGCTTCCTTTTTAGCTTCTAAAATAGTTGCTGAGTTTTCCATACAAACATTACAATCTTCATTGTACTTATGGGAATCTAAATGTTCCTTTTTATCATATAAAGATTCTAACTTAATATCAATCTTTTCAATTTCGTTTGTAAGGGTTTGTAATTGCTCCCTTTGAGTTTTTAATCTACCAATACCACTTTCTATATCTGCTTCATCAAATCCCTCCAATGCCCCTAATAACCTATCTCTATCGGATTGTAATATAACGATATCAGCTTTAGTTTTAGATTGTTGTTTCAACAAGTCGATTAAATTATTTCCTAATGTCGATTTTTTATTTTCTAATTCAGTTAATGAATATGTATCCGATTTTAAAGGAACTATTTTTTCGTTGAGAGAAATTAATTTTTGATTGTAGGTATCCACACTTCCAGTTGCTTCATTAAGTTGAGCTTCTATCAAACTATACTCTTTGTTCTTACTAATAAGGTTAGTTTCTATATCAGCTAATCGTTGAGTGAAATCATCCTGCTTAAACTTTCTGATTAGAGAAGCGTTATCCCTATTTTCATCCGATGCTATGGTGTATAACTTATCAAATACATCAACTCCCATAAACTGAGCAAGAATCTCTTTACGTTCGGTTTGTGATTTATCAATAAATAGTGCGTTATTACCCTGAAGTGATAATGTAGTTAATACAAAATCCTCATAACTTCCCATATATTGTTGGATGATGGAATTGGTTTCCCTCCTTTGCTCTCCATTCAAAGAGGTAACCAACCCATCTTCAACTTTCCAAAAGTCAACATCAACTTTGATGTTTTTTCCTTTATTAATTATTTTTGCTTTCCTTTCAATAAAGTAATTAATCCCATCGATTTGGAAATTAAGTTTACAGTCAAATTCCGTTTTTCTATTATTAAGAATGTTCTTTGCTAAATACGTTCTACTTGTCTTGTCAAAAATACAAAATGAAATAGCATCAAATAGAGATGATTTACCACTAGCATTTGGTGCAAATACACCAACCATTCCCTTAGCGTTATCAAAACGAATTAAGTTGTTTGGTCCATATGAAAACATATTTGAAAACTCAAATGTCTTTGGTATCCATTGTATATTAGGAATACTTTCCTCATCAACTAATCGAGTATTTAATTCTCTATTAATTTGTTGAATCTTATCAATCGTATCAGCATCAGCGAAGTATTGTCTTTTTAGATAATCTCTAATCAATTCATTTTGGAATTCAACATCCCTAACATTACCAATAGAAAGTTTATCATCATAATTACCAGTCTTTTGTTTGGATAATGTATCCATTCTAGTTACTGTAAATTCTTCAACTTTGTATTTCTTTTTGATATCAGTTAATACTCTTTTAATTTTAGATGGGTCAGTATTGGAAATACGAACTCTCAAACGAGGTTTTGCCGGCATATCCGTAACCGCTGGTACAACCCCATTAATTACATCTAATGTATAAAACCCATAATCATTTTCAATATCAAATTCCTCAAATGTTCTTGATTCAACATCCCATAAAAGGTAACCATGCTTATCCAATGATTCTCCGTGGTTTTGTTGGATAAGTGAACCAGCATATGCAATGGTAGGAATACCCAACGTTTGTCTTTTATGGATATCACCTAACATAACCATATCAAATCCTTCAAACATATCAGTTGTAAATGAATTTGATGATACAGTATAACCAATATCAGTTTCTGCATTATTTACAGGCCCGTGAAATAAACAAATTTTATTCTCACCTTCTACCACTTCAGCCTTTGGCCAATTCTCTTTTTTGTCAAGTATCGAATACACAACAAAAGTAATATTGTTAAAGGGATAGATGCCAGTATCTCTAAGATAGTGAATTCTTTCATTATTTAAGTTTTCTACGATTGGTGTAAGTACATCCAATCTATAATTATTATTTAAGTTACAGTCGTGATTTCCGGTAATTAAAAATGTTTCTTTTAAATTAGCACATTCGGTTAGAAACCAACTAATCTCTCTAACCAATTCCGGACTCATTTCAGTTTTAGCATGGGCAATATCACCAGCCAAATAGATAATAGAATTTTCAATATTATCTTTTCTAACATTTTCTAAAAACTTATTGAATACATCTCTGTACTCATTATGTCTTTTTAAGTTACGGATATGTAAATCCGCTAAGTGATAGATTTTTTCTACTTTCATAAATTATTAAGTTTGGATAGGATTAAGGAATCCCATTCCGTTATATTTGCGTTTTTAACTAAATCATTAACCTCATCAAATCCCATATCACCAGCATCTTTACCAATTGGAATAATGTTTTTAACACTTATCCCATTTTTAGTAAAGTATTCAGAATGTTTAACTGAATCACTAACAGCATCCGAATCTAATATGATTGTGATTTCCTTAACGCCTCTTTCAAATATTTTCTTCTTTAATGTTTTTGGTAAAAACTTACCTAAGATTGGAATTACATTTCTCTTAACTGAGAATGAATCAAATACACCTTCCACCAATGTAATAGGTTCGTTCCAATTGATTTGATTATCAAATACAATTACATCTCTACTAACAGGTGGATTTTTATATTTCATTGTAGCATCTTCATAAAACGAACGAGCTACAAAATAATTTAATTCATCATTCTCATTATAAGATGGTACAATTACTCTACCACCATATAATCCATCTTCACAATACCCCATACCATATTTAAGAATCTCATCTTTAGAAATTCCTCTACGATGTAGATATCCCAACGCTTGGTTGTATGCGATGTTGATTGATTTTGGTTTGATGTGTAATGGTTTGAATTCTTTTGGAAGTTGTAGTTTAATTACTTCCTCATTCTCATCCGAACTAGTTGGTGTGTAATCACCATAAATGGATATTATTTTACCCAACTCATTTCTATCCACATTTAATTTGCGGAGTAATGATTGGATACTACGTCCTTTTGAATCACAAACCCAACAATGCCAATATTGGGTATCCAAATTGACTTGTAGTTTCTTTTTGTGGTGATGACAAAATGGACAATGATGGGTTTGTTCGTTGCCCTTCAAAGAAGTACCAACGCCTAAAACACCATCTAATACATTTATAACAATTAATTTATTTCTAGCGGAGAGCATATATTTAAATTATGGTTTATACAAATATACGAATAATATTTGATATATCCAAATTAAATACCAGAATTCTTTACTTCTCTTAAAAATTCAGCTAATAGTTCTAATTGCTTGATTACATTTGTATCACCATTACGTGCTTGCATTCCCCTAACAATATCTTGGATTGAAGTTGCTGCTACAATTAGAGCATCATCCTTTGAATTTAAGAATGCTTCCGAAATATTGAATTTTTGTGCTACTTGTGTTAAGTTCATAATATGTTCTATTTAATTTATAGTTTATACTCAAATATACGAAAAATTTCCCAGTATACCAAATATTTTTGATAAAATTTTCCACTATAAATTGATTTAAGTACAAATATAGTGAAAATTTTCCATTATACCAAGTCTTTTCGGTAAAATTTTCCACTAATATTGCCATTTAGGCAATTGTCATCTGAAAGGACATCGTATTTGAACATCCAATATACCTCATAATAAGATAGTGATTTTTTAGAATTGCAGAATTGGATGATTTCTCGTTTGAACTCATCTTGCTTTCCTTCTTTAACTTGTTCGTTTATCCACTCATTAGATGAGTAGTATTTTTCCCAATCGGATGTTTTACGAACCTTCTTTTTAAGAGGAGCTCTACCACCCATTCCGGCTGCCTTACGCTCCCCCTTAATTTTTGCAAGTTCTCTTACTCCGATTTTTACATTACGAACACTTTCAAGTGATTTCTTTCCAATGTAGTATTTGCCGCTTGGGGTGTGTGTTATCATATAGATAAACCCAACAGCTTCTTCAGAGATTACATCTTCGGTAATCTCTTTATTTTCACATAACCAATTTGACATAAACTATTTTTTAAATTTATCAGAATAAGGTTTACCTGGAGCAAATCCAGAGGCACCTTGTCCTAATTTTCTTCCGCCAGCAGCTTCAATTGCTTTTTCATCTTTTGATAAATCTCTTCCGCCATCAGCTTCAAGTGGAGTTTTGTCACCACCTTTAATATTTGCTTTAGATGCAGCGGGTGGAGTTTTTGCTAATAATTCTTCTAATGTTGCCATAATTTTTGTTTATTATAAATATTATTTAAGTATCGAAACGTACAATAAAATTAATAGGATAATCCGGTAATGATTTTATTGGTTTTGGTAATTTAGCTACTGCTACCATATTAAGTCCATCATCATATAATCCAATTGTTGTAATATATGGTGCTAAGTATGAACCAGTAGGGTCAACTGAACCACTATTGATATAATCATCAAAACTTCCAATAGATACCCCATCTAATTGAGAAACGTATGGATGTTGTGAATCACGAATTAATTTAAACCCAGGTTTATAATATGATGCAGTGGTAAACTGATTTGATGATAGTTTTTTATCTCTTCTATTTGTTACAATATCAATTTTTTCTGCACCTTGCTCATAAACAGCAGTTGGGTTTTGTGATACGTTAAATTCATTCTCATTAACTGATAGGAATATTTCATTCTCATAAATTGTCATTGTAGAACGATATGATATTTCAAAATTACTAAGAGTTGTTTCATCAACAACATCTTTAGTAACTACAACTAATCCCCTATCGTAAAATACATTTCCTTTTATATTACCAGAATTATCTACCAAATTAGAATTACCATCATCAGTTACACTAACCGCTCCATATTGTAATTCCATTGTTCCTATTTTTATACCCTCACCATAATACTCCTGTGGTATTGATATTACACCAATAGCATTACCCATAATTCTTTCATTAGTGGATGCATATGATTCACGATTACCAACTTCAGTTAATACCGATGCGGTTGCTGGATTTAAATAGAATTGTGCATATATTGAATCATACAAAGTTCGTTTGGATATACCATTGGAATTTGTATCGTCTGTTTCAGAATCATACAAATCACTTTGTAGTGTTCCATACAATGGGGTAATATCAGTCTCATCCAAAGTCCACTCTTTGTAAACTTTGAAAGGTCTAACGATTACATCCGATTTTGGAATTTCTTTTATCATTCGAAATATACTTTCATATAAATATCTAATAAACAAAAAACCCCCTTATTCAGGGGGTTTCTATAATTTAGGGTTTATTAATTTCTAATTTTAGAATGATAATTTAACTTTTATAAGTACCTCTTTATCAAATGATTTGTTTATAGGTTGAGATGTTTTAGCTACTGCGATTAATTCGTTTGAATCGTTTAATAATCCTACTGTTGTTATGAATGTTTGTGGGTCAGTTTCGAAAGTTGTTTCTACAAATGTTCCATCAGTATTTGTGTACGTTGGGTTATTTGAATAGTTGAACTCTCTATTTGTTGCTCTAACAAAGAAATGTTGTGTAGAAACGTTTTCAGTTCTACGAGCTTCAAAATCTGCACCATTAGCAATTGCTTGTACTAATCTTTTGTGATTTTGTTGTTCTGCTGCTACTGATATAGAACCACTAACATTAACAGACGTTGTTCCCCAAGGTTTAACAGTACCAATTGTTGTACCAATTGCGGTTGGGTTTAATATAATAATACCTCTATCAGGATAGAACAATCCAAATCCTTCGTTTGTAGAAGATGTTGTTGTATTGATTGTAGCTTCGTTTTCAGTACCTAAGTTAAGTGAACCACTTACTACTTTAAATACTCTACCAGCTTTACCTAATGTATCACCAAATTTCTTACCACTATCATCAATGAAAGTGAAAACTCCATTTGAACCAGAAACGGTCATTGACCAGTTTCCTGCATCCATCTTTTCTCTATATCTTGCTCTATTTAATGTGATAGCGTAGATTGAATTTGAATCATTAGCTATACCACTTCCATTTTCAAATGAGAATTGTGTATCAGTTGGGTCTAATAGAATAGAACGATATTGTGCGTAAGTTGCTTTAGAAGCAAGTAATGCATTATCATCATTCTGAAGTGATACTGAACCACTACCATTCACATGTCCATAAGCTACACCGAATTGAACTTCAGCAGCAGTATCCGTTCTTGGGTCAGTACTATACACATCATAATAGTAATTACCACTTTGGGCTACTTGCGTTGATGAAGTATAAGCTGCGGTTAGGGAACCAGCATCTCCACTCCATATTCCAGTTGTTACGATTTCTACTTTTGCATTTACTTTATCGAATTCACCGAATCTTTTGTAAACTCCAGTAGATACTCCAGCACCTGCTTGTAGTTGTTGTCCAGCCGGTAGGGCTGAATTTAAAAGAGCTACGATATCATTACTATCGATTTGCCCTCCAGCTGCTAGTGCTGCGATTTGGGATGCGATTTGTGGGTTGTTTATAATTGCCATATCTTATTTTCCTTTTATGCTCTATATGTTACAGTTACAGGAATAGTTTGTGAACCTCCAGTTTCGTTACCATAAACAGTTATTGTTGTTGAAATATTTGTAGTTAACGATGGATTTGGTGTAAATGCAAATGATAAACCATTTACTACTTGTGCAGTAGTTGTGATTTCCTCACCTAAAAATACCGGTACAGTTCCTGCCCCAGCTGCCCCTTGCGATACTGATAATGTTCCAGCTCTTTGGTCAGCTAATACAACAGTGTATCCAGCGTTTGTATTTCCAGCAGGAGAAGTTGTTGGAGAAAGAGAAACGATTCCCTCATTCTGAAAAACTCCTATTGATGGAATACCCAATGATACAATTGGAATTTGTGTTGTACCCTTTGGTAGTGTAACTAATTTATAACGTAATACCTGCGTTTCATCAGGCGATGCTTCCAAAATTGGAATTGCTTTTATTGCCGAATCATAATATGCACTTCCTTTTGGATGAGCTGGTTCGTACAATGTATAATCAATCTCATCATCACCTAATGCAAATTTGGTTATGTTAAGAGATTGACCCGATGCCAATTTTTGTCTACCTTTTTTGGTAAGAATAGCATCTACTGTAATTGATGTGTTATTTAAATATCCCATAATTTTTTATTATCCCTTTTGATATACTATAAATATAACTTTTTTTAAATTTAATTAATTTTGATTAGTCAACCTCCAATATTGGTTCACCTGAACCTCTACCAGTATTAGCCACTCTAAGAATGTTAGGATTAGTAGTAAATATTTCAACCGGGTCTAATCCATCAGGCGTTGTAGTTGATGTTTGTTGTGAACCTTCGAAAAATGAATATTTTAATCCTTGTGTTAAATTATTTTTATAACGATAATGTGATGGGAAGTAACCATTTAATGGAGTTACCTCTATTACATTATTACCAATCGATGGTGGAGTTGCCCCAACCGGTACAATTGATACATTATACCTATAATTAGTTACTTCTTGAATTTCGTACTTAATTTGTTCATTATTTGTTGTTGCCGGCCAACCTTCAGTTTGAACACTTACTTTTTCTATATAAGATTCCTTAACTTTATATATTTGCTTTCTTGATGAAGTCATATTACCAAATATATCTAATGTTGTCAACGAACCAGTTCCATTTAATGCATATAATCCAAATCCTGCCAAATCCAATGATTTATCATCCATTCCAATTTGTGTAGATGAGAATGAATCAACAGTAGATTCTAATTTGGAACCATTTGGAATTTCAATTTCTACTTCATAAGTTGGATATGAACCTTCTAATACCGTAACATCTTCTAATTCAATTAATGAATCATATGTAGGATAATCAACTAATAATCTTGTAATTTCATCTGAATTAATGGTTGCTTCATAGTTATCCATTTGAAATGAAAACTCAACATTATCAGTTGTATTAATAGATGTATCATGTACATTATAAGTAGATTCAACTTCTATATTATCACGTGTATCAATTGATGATTCATAATCACCCCTTTCAGCTGCTGGTTGTTTCCATTTAGTTTTACTTCTTTCTAAATAATGTGGTTCAATTAATAAACCTTTAGAAACACTAGCTCTAGCCGGAACTAAATCTTGTAATACATCAAATAATGATTTGTCGATTTGTCTAACTAACTGAATGTATTCATAAATATCTCTATCTAATCTTTCAAAATAGTATTCTCTTAAAATTCTAAGTTCGTTGTAATCATCCTTATATTCATCAGCAGGTGCACCAATATAATTGTCAATGTTGAATGAACCAAATGATTTTAAGATATCCATATTCAATTCCTTAACAGGCGAAAAGAATAATCCTAATCTATTTGAATCAACTGGTGCTCTATCAAATGCTTTTTTGGTTGCTCTAACTTTGTGAGATAAATCACCAACTAAAGTTTGTTGTTCAAATCTAATTTTATCAGATTGATTAAATCCTAATGACGGTACGTTTGCCGTTACAGTCCTATCATATGGAGTATATTGGTATGGATAAATGCTTGATGATGGGAATGATACAGTTGTACCATATGTTACACCATAAGCTTGAGAAACCGCAACATTCAATAAGTTGTTATCGGCTGTTCTATCTTTTGGGTATTCAAAATCAAATCTAACCCATAAATCTTCAGTAGATGCTGTATATGAATTTCCATTGGTTGCATCAGGTAGAAGTGTATGTGTTTCAATTACACCATCTTCCAATGGTTGTTTCCATAAACGGAACTCATCCATTGAACCACTTAATGCATATCCAATTTTAATCAAACTACCAGTATTCCAAGAAGTATTACCAGTTAATACTAATGGTGCCGATGTTACTTGCGTTCTAATTCTATCACCCAATGCATCCTTTGCAATAATTTGAAAAGATGAATTAGCTCCAACTAATGTTCTATTAATTACAATCTCAGTATATTCATCATTGAATATATTAAATTCAGATGTGGATGCGGATGCTACTAATCCAGTCGATGCTGATACATAAAAATCTAATGTACCAAATGTACCCTTTGTATTAGTAACTCCCAGTTTCCAATTTTGAATAGAACCACTTTCAGCTTTTACAATACCATAATTACCCGGCTGAGTTAGATTAACTCTTAACTCAACTGAATTTGGATATGTACCACTTACTTCTTTCCAATCCGTTTGAACATATTCATTTGTATTGGTAAAGTTAATAGCTGCCGTTCTATCATCAAATGTAAATTTGGTGCTACCACCCAATGTTGGGTCTTGTGGTCCACCAAACTCCATAATAGTTAATAGAGATTGTGGTACTCCATAACAAGCCATTACAGCTTTTAAAGAACGAGCCGTACCTTTATGTTTTAATAAATAAGGTAAGTTGTTTAATATTCTTCTCCAAACTTCTTCGTTTGCAGATTTTAAACTTGTACCATATTTTTCAGTTCCATCTTTGTTTTGTCCAAATGCATACTCCCATAGGAATTGAGAATCGTATGCACGTTTCCCCTCCCATCCCATTGATTCCAACATTTGGAATACCAATTCATCTGAGAATCCATTTGAAGTGGCTTGGTTAAGATTTTTTAATTGTTTTAATGAATTTATGTATGCCCAAATGATATCAAAGTGCTGTCCAATCATATCTAAGAATAACATATATTCTTCATTGTCATAATCCTCTTTGATAAATCTAGGAAGATTATTATTTAGATAGTTTGGATTATACTTATCATAATCATCAGCCACACTTATAATAGTATCATACCAATCAATTGCCGTATTACTTGTAGTTGCTACAATTGTATTAGAAACTTTTGGATATGCTAAAGAATTTGTTGATGTATATAAGAATGTTTCAAATCCATCAAATGAACCAATTAAATTATTAATATTATCTAATTGTTTATTTGCTTCAATTTGAGATAGAATATTGTAAGAAGGAGTTTCGTACTCTAAAAATAAATCATTTTCGGTTAATAAATAATAATCATTCTCCGTTGTTAAATAAGTTAATACAACATTTTGAGAAGAAACTGAGTTATAGGTTGTTTGGTATGTTTCTAATAATTGAATCTTATACCAAAAGTTTTTAACTCTTTCAGCAGATGAACCAAAATGTACATAGTTATCAAAGGTATATGTTGAACCAGATACATATTCAATATTTAATTGAGATGTATCAATATCATTATTTGTTATATACTTTTGTATTAATGATGTTGATGTAGTTGAACCACTTGCAATCAAATCAGCAAAGATTTGCATTCCAGTTCCATTATCAGTTTCTAATGTAAAATTAGGTCCTTTTAATGGTTGACATAAACTATCTAATTTACCAACCAATGTAACCATTTCAATCATTGGTTCCGTTTGTGCCTTTGTTATCCAAACTTTTTGGTTTGGTTGCACAGACGTTGGTAATGGTTCGTATAATTTAAGGATTAATGAATCCTCAGTTGGAGATAATACTGCTTTATCAATATTACTCTCATCTAATCCAGTCCAAGTTGTAATTACTTTGTTATCACCATTACCTAAATGTAATAAGTGAGTTAAGAATTTAGATTCATCAAATATTTTTCTATCGAACTGAGCAACAAATCCTTCAACAATTCTATTGATTGCTAAATCTCTTGGTATCTCTAAGTCACCCTTATCAAATAGGATAGGAATAAATTCAATAGGCCCCGTTACAACTTCTTTACCTGCAGTATTATATGGTATTAATTTAAGAGGAATTGTTACTTTATCAGTAGTAGATTGGTTTATATTAACCATATCTCCATTTCTTCTAAAATCAGATTGAGCTATGCCATCTTCCAAATTAACTGAAATTTCTTTTTTAGTTAATTTAGTACTAATTGGAGTAGCCGTTTCAAAAACACTAGCTGGGTATTTCTCAACTAATTGTTTTACATTAAATGTTTGCGTACCCTTTGGTGAAACTTGAATATAATCAGTTGAATTACCAACATATATTCTAACATATGTAGTATCAACAGAATTCCAACTAATATCAAAGTTTACATCATACCCAATAAAATCAGCACCTCTAACTACTTTAGGATAACTAATTTCTCTAATATCAGGCACATTTACAAATACATCATCAACTACATTAATGAAAATATCTAAACCAAATTCAGATACATTTATTGATTCTTGAGTAGGTTGATTTGTAACAATACTTTGAGCTACAGTTATTGGAGCTGGTTTGATTTGTTCCCTTATAGGATTATTTGTAAGTAATCCAATTTCATTTTTAGGTGTTGTTGGAAATGTAATTGGTGTTATTGGAATTGTTATAGGTGGTTGTGATACAATTGTCGCACCTCCACCGCCGCCTCCTCCTCCATAATTTGGAAAATTAAAGCCACCGCCTCCACCACCATCATTGATGAATGAAAATCCACCCTCTGTGTTGGAACCTAAATCCGTTTGTAGTGCTCTTATCATATCTTATAAATATCCAATTTATAATTCTTATTTGTCTTATTTACCACTTATCTAAAGTTTTGTTCCCTATTTCTACTAGGTCCTCCACCTCCACCATAAGGTGAACCACCTCCACCTGATGATGGTTTTGGTGTTACTGTAACTGGTTTTGGTGTTCCTATTGATGGAGTTCCTCCACCAGCATAAGGATTAGATACTACCTTTGGTGGTGTTGATACTACTACCTCAGTAAGAACTTCACGAGATGGTCCTCCACCTCCACTATATGGATTTGTTGTTATTTTTATAGGTGCTTCAACCGGTCTTACTTCATTTTCATAATCACTTAATGAAAATGGAAAAATCTTAGCACCATATTTACCAATATTTTTAAATACAGAATGTGGTATTGTTATTCCAGCTACATCACCATCCTGTAAATCATCAAACTCCAATATATCTTGTCCAATAATAACAGTAACAGCTTTAACATCTGCGTTTTTTAAAAATCCAATAGGTACACCTAACTTAGAATTTATGTTATATATTATTGATTGCTTTTTTAATAATGTTATTTGTGGGTTTAATGCAGGTCTAGGTGCTTTAACCAACTCAGTTGTAATTGTTATTGATGCGTTATTATTTAATGTTATATTATAACTTAAACTTTCATTTGGCGCTGCTGATATTGGTGGTCTTGTATTTGATTGTATTTGTGTTATTCTGTATAGTGAAGTATTTGCGGATTCTACTTTAAATGTAGTTCCACTAATATCAGAATATGGAGTTGAACCATTATCAGGAAAAAACTCAACACTTCCATTTTTTACAACCCTAACCGAATTACCAGCACCACTTACGTTTACAGTAAAATTATATAAAGCGGTATCATTTTCAACTGATTGTTGGGTTAAATTAAAATTTAAATTTGAAACAACAGATGAAACAGCGGCTGTTGTATTTGTTGATTGTTCCACATCATTTATATAATGCTTTACTTTCATTTGAGTTGATGTAATTCCCAATGTACCCAATGATGATAAATCAGGTAAATTAAATATATTAAGGAATGGTCTATTAATAATAGTTGCACCATTTGGATTTTCTAATGAAATTACATATTTATCACTACTGGTGTATCCTTGTTTTTCTATTGTTATTACCTTATCACCATTTTTTAATTCTTCTTTACTAAAAGTTAAATTTTCTGATGTTGTTTTTGATGAATTTATACCATTAATATAAATACTTGCACCAGCTATGTTTGATGTTATTTGAAATGTTCTATTAGATGGTGTTGCTATAATTGTTGGCGTAGGTACAGCTATTGGTGTTGGTGTAATAAAAGTACTACCACCACCGCCGCCACCGCCGCCACCACCAAAAGATAAGTTTGAACCGAAATTACCAAATTGGTTTTCGCCAAACCCATTACCAAAGGAGTTTAAATTAAAATCATCATATTGTAATGCTTGTATCATATCTTATAAATATCAAATTTAAGAATCTCTACTAATTCCACCACCACCTCCATATCCACCACCGCTAGTTTCGGTTGGTGTTGGTGTTATTTGGCTTGGGGTTGGTATTGTTACTGGGTCAGGAGACACTACCGTTGATTTAACTGGGTTAGGTGTTGAAAATACAGGTATAGGAATTCCAACAGGTATAGCATCTTGAATACTAACATCTCGTGTTGGATTACTAACTTCAGTTTTTTGTTTGGTTACCATTACCACAGCAGGTTTAGCTCCAATCATAACATCCGATTCTCTTCTTTGTAATACAACACCAACATCATCTTTACTTTCATCAAAGCCAGCATCGATTTCAGTTTTTGTTTGTATCGTTCTCATTGGTAAATAAACTTGTACAATTTCTATTAAGATTATTTGTGCTATTTTAAACACATCTTCTCTGGATAATTGTAGTGGTAAACTTATCGATTTTTTATTTCCATAATTTGCCGATTTAATTGATGACTCTCTACCAGCAAATTCATATTTAACTGCTTCAACAAATTTAGTATGTATTTTAGTAGCTAATGTATCCAATCCAGCTATACCAAATTCAGCAACTAATTTATTATACCATTGTTGACTATAAGTTCTTTTAATAAAATCATCAACTATTGATGGATTTATTGATTCCAAAAAAGTTGGAACATATGGAATAACATCATCTTTAAAATCTCCACCATTAATTAATATATTAAATCTCTGAAGTAAATCAGTTTTTTTAGATACATCATTTATTAATGGTAATAGTTTAACTTCAGTTCTGGATGGTGATATTTGCTTAATCCACATTTTTTCATTTGGTGATTCAAACCCAACTCGTTTATTTAATAAAGTTATTTGAGTTTTAAATATACCATTATCATAACCACTTTCTTTTAACAATCTTTCTATATCAATAAAGTATTCTTTTGGGAATTGCAATGCTTGAAATAATGTGTTATCTGCAATTAAAAAGTAATCACTAATATTTTGTGAGTTTAATGGGACATACCTAACTAATTCACCAAATTCACCCTGTGGTAATTGTGTATCGTTAACATCATAGATGATAAATTCAATCATATCCGAATCAGAAAAACCAAAGAATGATTGAAGAGTTCCCTGTTCAAAAATTGCTCGGTCTTTAGCACTAATTCTAAATGCTTGATTATCAATTATTTGTTTAAATGTTTGTATTGCCATTTTTATATTTTATATTATGTAGCCCTTCTACGTCTTGCTTGCCAATAATGTGTGTTTAATGTAAGTGTACCTTTTGAATTAGCATCTTTTAAAACTACTTTACCATCAAATGTACCTTCATTATCATATTTACCACCTCTTCTAGAAACTACTATGGCTACTTTACCAGGTGTACTACCACCATCAGTTGATTTTGGTATTGTTATTTTACCACCAACAACATTACTAAAATCAAATGCATTATTTCCTTGTTCTGATACTGTTAATACCGCATCAATATCACCCACATTATACAAATCAAATCCATTTCCAATAAGAAATCCCCTAGCATCTTTTTTTCTATCATCATACCAAATCTGGAAACCTTCATTAAACTTATCTGCAATTTGTACTTGTATAACTTTATATCCGATTTTTTCCGATATTGCGTATTGGTTTGGTAATCCATTTATAAAATCTAATAAACTAGCTTTCTTAGCAGCATCAGTTGCTAACTCTTGTTGCTCTTTAAGTTTTCTTTCAAGTTTAAATGCTTCCTGCAATGCCTCAACCCTAGCTTCTAAGGATACCCTTTGTATTGCTTCATTTAATGAATTAACAATTGCGTTTTGTAAATCAATTGTAGTTGTTGCTATTTGTGAGTTAGCAACTGTAGATTGATTTTCAGCAATACTAGCTTTAAGCTTTTCACCATCAACTTCAACTCTCAAACTTTGTGTTACAATTTCAAGACCACTAACCTTAGAACGTAAATCTGATACTGTCCTAGTTAAATCCTTTACCTGAAGTGTTAAATCAAATACACTTTGAGTTGCTTCATTATATATAGGTCTAGCTACACCATCAAATGGTTGAACACGTCTTTGTGGTATTAATTCAAATATAGTTGTATCAACTGCTTTAGTTAACTCATCTATATTATAGTTAGGTTTAACCAATTTACCAGAAATAATACCATCTGCCAAATCTGATTCTTGAAACAAACGGACACCAGCTGCGTTCTTCTCATTTAATGCTTGAGAACCACTAACTATTATTCTACCAACTTGTTGTTCGTTTTTTAAACCGGAATCTTTCATAATTATGCTATAACACTAAATGTATAATCTTCATCAAAAAATTGAGGTGTTCCATCAACCACAACTTTAATTTCTATTTTATATACTCTGTCAACTTCCCAATTAGATAAATTTAATTTAAAGAAGTTTCCATCCGTATCACAACTTACTTTAGTAAATTCACCAAATGGTACAATTACATCACCACTGTGGTAATCTGATATTTGGTAATACGTTTGTTCATTTAAGAACTTTGATGTTGAGTATTGAGCGGTTGAACTAAATGTTTTAATTGGATATAATTCTCTACCAACTACTCTTATTTTAGGAGTTGTATTTACTTTATATTCCTTTTTAAAATTTCTTAATCCAACTTTTATTTCTTCTGCTACCAATTCAGTCATTGAACCAGTTACAAAAGTTGTATCATCCCAACCAATTCTAATTTTTGGTTGATGTATTGTTTTTGTTTCTTTACTAAAGAATTTTAAAATACCATAATCAGATGTATTATATTCATTTGCAAATGGTAGTTTTAAAATAAGACCATCATTTGGAATTGAACCACTAATCCAATCTTGCATAATATCGTTGATATCCATATTGACATCAGTTGTACGATATTCAAAATCTTGCGTAGCAAATACATTTGAATAAAATGTACCACCTAAACCAGCATAAGAACCAGTAGATACTTCAGAAAATTCTGCGGTTTGTAACCAACGTAATACTGAATCTCCCTCTCTATTGTTCCAAGTTACCCCAGCGGTTGTGATATCATCAAATCGAGTACCCTTGCCCATTTCCCAACTTTGTGAGATTGGATATGCCTCCAATGTAAATTCCAATGGTAGTTCCTCAGAATCAGTTTCTCTCAAAACTAACTCAGCAGAACTCATTGTTACATCACCACTAGCTATACTAGCTGAGAGTGGCTCTATATCGAATTTAAGGAGTGCTCTTGATATATCTTTTATGTTACCATAAAATACCTTACTCACTTCCAATACTTCATCTAAACCAGTGTTTTGGTCTGGTTGTTGTAAGTACACCGATGCATCTTTTGATGCTGTTAAAAAGTATATCATTATTTAGCTCTTCCTTTTATATCCACGTCCGGAAACTTAACTTCAAAAACCGATGGGTCCAATGATGGATAAATTACTTTATCTTTAGTTGCCGCCATTATATTATATGAATTAGCAGAATATTGTCCACCACATTTATTTACAATTTCCATTTTTGGTACTGAACTTACCCCATCCACATTAGCTACTATTAATTCCAATTCACTTAAGTTGATAGTATTATTAAATGTCCAATTATCAATATTAAAATAATCTTTTAATTCTTGAATACAATTAGATAGTACTTCACTATTGTTGTAATTTCTAAGTGTAATAATTTCAAAATTAATTCCAATGTTTATAATATATCCATTTGATATATTTACACCATCGGTAAGAATTTTATATTCTGTTAAATATGTTTTTAAGTTTTCCTTAACTGCTCTATTCAGTTCCGAAAGTTTACCATCTGCATCATATCCTAATAAATAAAGATTGATTGCGAATGGGTTATTTTTTTCATTATCATTTGAAGTTTTACCAACTAAGAAATCTCTAATTTCAGTTTGTACACTTCTCCTATCAGGTTCTTCATTATCCGGCTTATTAACAAAACTCATTACCAAATCAGTAAACTCATTTAGAGCCGATGGTGATGATAATATTGCTGATGGGGAGTTGTTATCCAATGTACCATCTGCCGTAGCGTATGCCTTTGCAATACCCCCAAATTTGGATGGCATTGCCAATACTCTAATTTGATAATCTTTAGCAGTTACTGCTCTATTTTGTGAACCAAAGTTTGCTAATGCATTTTGTCTAATCTCTTCAATTGCTTCACCATCTCTACCACCAGTTGCAGGTACTTCATTATCAACGGCAATTGATGCTTTTGTTGTATTATAAATTGCACGTTCCGTATCAGTAAATAATTGTGTATCTTCTTCAAATTGAATACCAGTAATTCTAGTAAGTGTACCTTTACCAACATTTGATGAAACACCACCACCAACTAAATACTTAAGAGTTATAGTTGTATTTGATGGTGAAGTACCATAAGTTTTAGTATGTAAGAAATTGGTTGGGTCAAATGATGCTTCCAATCTATTGATTGAATTTGGTAAACCTAATCCAACATTTTTTAAATTTGGAATTAAAGTTTCATCATTTGCAGTTGGGTCACCAGCACCAAATTGAACAGTAGTTGTACTATCTGAATTTACTTTCTTTACAAAACGTTTTGGTGTTTTTATTGTTTTAAGAATGTAAGGTACTGTTGTTTTAAATTGATATAAGTCCGGGTCATTATTTTCAGTATTTGGGTAATCCACAAATACCATTTCTTGTCCTAAATATGGAACCTCATAATATTTGTTTCCGTTTAAATCTCTTACATCATAAATATCAATTACATTAGTATCAGCAATATCAATTTTTTGAAATGCTTCATATGAACCAAAATCAAAATCTTGCGTTTTTATTTCAGCTGAAATTGCGTTTACATATTTCTTAACTAAATAAAATGATGGTTCACCAGAAATGGCATCCCTTTCATATAAAGTTAGTTCTCTATCAGTTGAATCGGTAAAATCTATAACATTTTGAGTAATGAATTTAATACCACTTGCTGATTCAACCTGCATACCCTCTTTAATCCTAAGTAAAAACTTAGTATCAATTGTATTATTAACACCAGTACCAATAGCTGGTACTAATTGGTAAACCGATAATGTTGTAATTGCAGGTGATGTTACTTTTGGAGTGTATCCTAAATATTGTGATAATGCAATAACATTTTCAATATCTTCCGCATGAACCATTAATGATTCCTTTAACGTATCATCAATGTAATATGAAAGTGAATCACCTATATACGATGCCATTTCAATGAACATCATACCAGGAGATGATTCATTAAAATCAGAATATGTTTTAGGGAAATAAGTTTTACTAAACTCTATTAAATTATTTCTAAAGTCCGTAAAATCTTTATTAAGATATTTTATATCCTTACCCTTATTCTTAAAATTTTTATTTGTTT